AAGATAAAAAAAAAAAGTAAAAAATAAAAAATTATTAAATAATAATGTATTAAATGTTAAAACTTATTTTATTATAATATTAGTTTATACATTAGTAAAAAAGTTAATAGCGTCATCAATTATATTAGTAAAAAATGAAATATCTTTTTCAAGAGGTAAAATAATTCTATCTCGATTAGAACATTCTTTATAATCTTTTAATTTAGTTAAAATCATAGTTTCTATTATATTCATATTTTCTTTATTTTTACAAGATTTATAATATACGATTTCATGTTCTATTGTTTTATTATATGTGCTTAATCTATTAGTTAAATTAATAGTTTTACCTATTATATAATTTCTTTTTTTTTTATTATCTTCAGTAGTTAATATATATATTACATTTTTTTCAGCATATTTTATTCGTTCTTGTTTTTTTAGATAAGTATTTTCTAAATATTTAATTCTTTTTTCTTTTATTTTTATAGTATTATCTTTATCATTTAATAAATTTATATTTAATTTAATTTTATTATTTAATTTAATTTTAGTATTAATTAGTTTATTATTTAGAGTATTATTATTTATTTTATTAATACAAGTTTTATTTTTAGTATGTCTATTATAATTTTGTATTAATTTAAATTTATAATTACATATATTACATTGATATGTATGTGTTTCGTCTGTTTTTTTTTCACATACATATTTTTTGTTTTGATGACGTTTTAATAAATATAATGTATTAAATTCTTTACAACATATATCACATTTAATTTTTGGCATTTTATAATCAATAAAATAGTTTTTAAATATAATTATATAATTGTATAATTTTATAATTATATATTAATAGTAATGTTTTAAGTTATTAAAAATCTTTTAAAAATCTAATCATTTCTTAAAAATCCTTTAAAAATATATTGTCATTTTTTTCTAATGTTTTAATATTTACAATTAAATGAGATTGAGTATTTGTATTAATTAATTTTCCACTAGTATCAGCAATGGCAACATTACTTAATATTTTCATATCAAAACTATTAAACCAACTTTCAACACTAATAGTGCCTGTGCTTCTAGAAAGAGATGCTGGTATAGGTATAATTAATTGATTATAAAGAGTAGTTGCTGAATTACTTTTATCAATATCTAAAATATAATGTCCGCTATCACGATTAATCCAATTATTAAATGTATATGATTCATCATAACTCATATTATGATATTCATAATTTTTAATTTTAATTAAATCATTTCTACGAAATTCAATAGCATTAAAATAGGTGCTTGTTTGTATAATTAAAGAATCATTTATAGTTGTATTAATATTACTATTATTAGAATTAAGAAAAATAGAATATATATCTAGAACATCAGATAAATTAGATACGCTAGAACCATTTGGAGTTGTAATAGATAAATCTAGAGCAGATATATATCCTTCAGGAGTAGGTGTATAATCTTTTCTTTGAGTGCTAGTATTTTTAAATTCTAAATATGATATTTCAGATAAACTTGTTGGTAAAGGTATTAATGGTGTATATATTCCAATAGTATTATTTAATGTTTTATTTGTTCCATAAGAAGAAAAGTTAATCCCTTTAATATCTAGAGTAATATATGGATTATCATTAAGTCTTGGAGCAATATTTGAATTATATGATTGATGACACACACGATTTGTTAATATTATTTTATCAATAGAAAAAGATACAATATTTTTATAATCATGTGATACAGTAGAATAATTATCTTTAGGAGAACCTCCTAATTTAACTAAATAATTATAAGGTGTTTCGGTAGTATTAGTAGTCCAATTTCTATCAATACTATTTATAATTACTGTATGATTTTTAATTTTAGTATCTGGTAATATGTAATTAGGAGCAAGTGTTTCACTTTGTTCTAATATATCATTATTATCATAAACAATATCATTACGAAATCTATTATTTTTATATAATTGTTGATTAGTCTCTGTATTCATTTTTATTATGTTTAATAGTTATGTTTAATAGTTAGGTTTAATAGTTAGTTTATATAATAATTTAATAATGTATTCTGGATACTATATTTATTCTGGATATATATATATTATTTTTATTTTATATAATTTAATAATAAACTATAAATTAGTTTTATGTTTAATACATAAGTTTAATTAAATAAAAAATATAATATGTAAAAACTATAAAAAAATATAAAATTGTTTAATTAAATAAATTTTTTACTTTCGATTAAATGAATAAGAAATGGTATATTAATTAAATATGATGCAATAAATTTAGGTATTAAATATTGAAGTTGAAATGTAGCAACAGTATAGAAATCAATAATATGTATCAATAATTTAATAAAAGGATCTATTAATGTAGCAATATAAAATAAAATTTTACTGTTTTTAATATTTATTAATACATAATTATTTAAATAATGATATATATTATGTTCCATTACATTTTCATAATAATAACTAAATATTGTAATTATAAAAATAAATATATATGTTATAATAACTTCATACCAAGTGTTTAATTCTGACCCTAAAAAATATATTGATTTACCATTTTCATCTTTTGTTGGTCCAAATGACAAAAAATTATTATGTGTTTTATTAACTATTCCATTATATATAAAAAATATAATACAAAAAAAGATAATAATTAAAATTGCTGTAATAGGATTATTTAAACTATTTAAAATTTTATTAAACATAATTATTTAATTTATAATAATTAATATTATATAATATTTTAATATAAAAAACTAAAAATTATACAAAATATAATATATATATATATATATATAAAAAAATTATAGAATTTAAGATGTTGTATCAATAAAATAGATTACCATACTAAAAATAAATAATAAAAATCCAGTTGGTATTAAATTTTTTTCTAAATTAAAACTATTATTATTACTATTATTACTATCATTATTACTATTATTACTATTATTACTATCATTATTATTAAATTTTTTATTATAAGTATTATAAAATAAATTAAGTTTTTCATTAATAAATTCCATTATATAATTAACAAAATCACCACTTAATAATTTATCTACTATATTTATTTGTTCTTTATTCTTTTTATTATTTTTAGTATTATTTTTATTATTAGTAGTATTAGTATCATTAGTAGTATTAGTATCATTAGTAGTAGTAGTATTATTAGTATCATTATTATTTTCAAATCCTTCTAACATTTGTTTCTGGGTATTAGTATTTATTAAATAATTTCCTAAATTACTTTTATCTTTAAAAATATTATTTTCATTTAATGATGTTTCATTTATTAATTTTTTATTTACTGATGGTATTGGATTTGATTTAATAGTATTATTCATAGTATTATTTAAACCTTCATAATCAGTATTGTATTGTTCTATTAAATCTAATTTACTATTGTTTTTATAATTACTATTATTACTATTTATATTATTAGTTGTATCTTTATCTTTACTAGTAAAATTAGTTAAAAGATTTACTATTCCAGATTCAACCCCACCTATTATTTCAAGTGGATTGAAATTTAATTCTTCTTTTTTCTTATGATTTAAATAATCTGTGTATGCAGTTCCATATTTAGTTGCTAATTTTGAATAATCATCATTAAAATCACTTTTAACTAATTGATTAATTTTATCAAAATTTTTTTCATAAATTGGTAAAATAAAAGATTTATCCAGAACTTTATTTATTTTATTATCAACATTATTTATTTTAGTGCCGTAAGTTGATATTAATTTATCAATGTCAATATAATCTTCAAGTTTCTTTCTAGATTGAGTAAGTGTTGTCATCATTGTTGTATAATCAATAGTGGTAGAGTTTAATTTAGCCAATTCATTCATTTTATCACTCAATATATTATTTTCTTTATTTATAAGATTTTCAATAGTAATAGATACTATATTAAGTAAGTCTTCTTTAATAGATGAGCGTGTCAATATATTCATAGACTTAATAGTATTATTTAAAAAATTAATAATTTTATCAACACCGTTTGATATAATAATGTTAAATTGTCTTTCGGCATTTAAAAATTGATTTGTATTTAGACGACTATTTAATTTTCTTAATTCAATAATATAATCAACAATAACTTTACTATAAAAATCCTTACATTGTTTTATTTGTGTTTGTGATAATTTTAAATTATCAAATAATGTTGTATTTATAAATTCAAATACTTCTAATAAATCTGTATCGGTATTAGTATTTTTAATTGAATTCGAATTTGTAGATGAATTTATATTAGAATTATTATTAATCTCAAACCCTTCTATTTTATCTTTTTTAGTAATATTTTTTTTATTTTTCTTTTTATTTATTTTTTTTTTATTATCTTTATTATTTGTTTTAATTGTTTCATTATTAATCATATCTTCATTATTAAATGATTCTTTATTTAAATAATATTTTCTTAAAGCAACAAAATAAATTATAATTACAATAAATAAAATTATAGTCCATCCAGTAAGATATTCACGTATTAAATAAGATGGTATATCAAGTATAGATGTTATCATTTTATAGTTTTAGGTTTTATTTTAAAATTAATTTATATGTTTTATCTATAGTTTATATATATTTTATATATTTAATATATATTTATTTTATATATTTATATATAATACCAAATATTAATATTATTAAAAATAGAATATAATAAATATTAGTATATATTAATATATAATAGATTAACTATAATAGATTAACTATAATAAATTATAAAATGTCTAAAATGTCTAAATTCGCAAATTTTGATACATTTCAACCAGTTGAAACAATGAATGAAACTGTTAGACAACAACAATATGCTTACAATGGTCGTATGTTTATACCTCCTGAAACACAAAAGTTTAGTTTTGATACAAACGTTCAAGGCTTAATTCAACCTTTAACAAATAATGAAAGTGTTAATCCATATGAACTTTTTAAATCATCAAACCAAAAACAAGATACTAATGTAGATATTATTAGTAATATAGTAGTTCCAAATACTCTTTCAAGACATTTTTTTAGTAATGATAACGTAGAATGTATTCAAAGACAAATTATTAATGAAGTCTATAGACAAAGTCAAAAACAAATTAGTAAGCAATCATATCAAGAATTACAAATTATTATGAAAAGTATTTATTTACAATATAGTCGTAATTTATCAGATAATATAAGAGACCAAATTTCTACATTAAATAAATATGTTGTTGAAGAATGTGTAAGTATTATTATACCTAATGTATTACAATATAATAAATATATAACTGAAATTACTGGTCCATTACCTGTGCCACCACGTAGTATTAATGTTTCTAATAAAGGCGAAAAATCACTCGCTGGAACTGCAACATTAATTTAATTTTATTTATTTACTTATTTACTTATTTAATTAGTAAAATAACTATAGAATATAATAACTATAAATTATACTAACTATAGATTATAAAACACAAATTTTATTATGCGTTTTCTTTTTTTATGTAAAATATTATTTTAATATAGTAATAATTAATAGATTATGCCTAGAAAAAAAACACAAAATAAATTAGACACAACACAATCTTTAGAAAAGTATAATACTACTTTACCTAATAATTTAGATAGTTTAAATACAAAATATCCTAGTGATAATATAAATAGTATTCAAGATAATACTATAGATAATACTATAGATAATAATATAGATAATACTATAGATAATACTATAGATAATACATCAGATGAAACTATAATAAATAATAAAAATAAATCATTAGATACATATTTTTTTAATAATAGTCAATTATTACCTCTATCATCATCTACATTATCAACTTCGACACTATCAACTTCACCATTATCAAATAGAATTAATAATAGTATAAGTAGTAGTGATAGTGATGATGATGATAATGTATTAATAAATATAAATAAAACACTATCATTATCAGAAATAAAAAATAGAATTGATAATCTTCATGAAAATGAATTTATAGAAATATTTAAAATTATTAAATCTAATAATGAAAAATTTACTACTAATAACAATGGTATTTTTATAAATATATGTAATTTAAAACCCGTATCTATTAATGAAATTACAAAATTTTTAATTTTTTCTGAAAATAATAATAAATTAATAAAAAAAGAAGAAAAAGAAAGAAATATATATAGAGAATGTGTATCTTAAAAAATTGAATATTTATTTATTATCTCTATAATTAAATTACCTTTTTATAATTTTTACAATTTAAAAATACATACATATAAACATATATAAATTAATACAAATAATTCATTTTTAATAACTTATTTAAAATAATAAAAATGATTTCATTGGAAAAAATAACACAACAATTACAACAAACTAAAGATTCTAATATTGTTTTACCTAAAATAAGTAGTAAATATACTCAAGCAACAGCAATAGAAATACGCAAGAATGAATTAGAACTTTTAAATACAAATTTTAATTTACTAAATGAAGCAAATTATACTATGGATAGTGAATTTGAAAAAATAAATAAAGAAAATGAAAGTATTAAAACAACATTAGACGATTTATCTAAATCTAGTAAAATGAAAGAATCAACTATTTCTAATAAAGCACTTATTGTTTATACAGAAAATGAAGCAATTTCACAATTACCAGAAATTATTTTATCTTTAATTAATGATTATAATAAATCTCAATCAAAAATAAATAATATTAATGGTAATAATAATACTAATGGTAATAATATAAATAATAGTATTGATAAAGATTTATTATATATTTATGGTATTAAAAATCCAGACTCATTTTATAAAAGTTTTCTATTATTGTCAAAGTTAGACTTTATTATTAAAAATAAAAGCGAACAAAAGAATGATATTTCAACATTTAAGAGAGAAATGGCTATTGAATATGAAACATTTTATAAAAATTTAAATTATAGAAAACTTAGATTTGTCAAAGCAACTATGATACATAATTTAACAGAAGTAGATAATTATACAGATTATGATTTATTTCAATATATTTGTGATTATACAAAAAATAATTTAATTATTTTAGATATTATTAATGAAAAATATTGTGATATTAACTATAATAAAAAAATAGAAGATAATCAACAAAATCAAAATACTAATAAATATTTAATTATTATTAAATATAGTGCAAATACATTTTTACCATTAATGTATAGTTCTGGAAATCATTATTTTGATTCAACTATTTTAAATACTATATCTAAATCCTATGAAAGAATTGTATTTAATAAATTTAAAGAATTACATATTTATATGAAAGAACAACTTAATAATGAAACTAAAGATGATGACTATAATAGTGATAATGAAGATGAAATTAAAACTAATACTCAAATTTTTAATATAGATGATATTGAAGATGTTGATAATATTGTAGAACAAAATTCATTATTCAATATTGAAGAAGCATTTAATAATAGTATTAAATTACAATGCGAAACACTTGAAAATAATGATAATAATTTAGCAAATTTAATAAATATCGAAACAATGATAGAAGTTGTAGAGGAAGATACAATTGATAATTCTAATGAAACTAATAAAACTAATTCTAGCAACGATAGTTTTGATTTATTAATGAATACTATTCCAACAACACAAAATAATAAATTAGTTAAGACAAAAGTAAAAACTAGTAAAACTGAAAACCCGAAGAAAACTAATACATTAGATTCTAAAAAGAAAATTGAAGAAAAAGAAGACAAAAAAGAAGAATTATTACCTATTAGTAAATATACTTTAACTGATTTACAAAGATTTGCTTTATTTTATAAAATTGATAAACAAAAAATGGGCAATGCTGGTAAAAAAATTAATAAACTAAAAGCCGAATTATATGAAGAAATTGAGACTGCTAAAAATAAGAGTTCTAATGCGATATCATTTTAAATGATTTGTATTTTTAATTATTGTATTTTTTAATTACTTTTTTATTATTTTTATTATTTTTATTATTTTTTTAATTTGAAGAACTTATATTTAAACTCACATTAACATTTGATAAAGGAGCAACATCTTCTAATATTTCATCTTTAACATCAATAATACTTTCTTTACAATCTGTTATAATAGATTTAAATTGTGAAAATGTAGATTCTTTATTAGGGTCATCTTCATTATCATCTTTTTTAAACATAGACATATCAAATGGTAATTGAAATGGTAATTGTGGAGGTGGAGGTGGAGGTGGAGGTGGTTGTGTATGTAATTGTTGTCCTGTTGTGGTTTTACCTTGAGGAACCGCACTTCTTTCTAATACAGGAATAGTTTCCAAACCTAATTTTTTTAATAAAACATTTAATTCTTCACTTTGTTTTTTATTTTCTTTATAACTAAATGATGAAAATTGAAGAAATGCTAAACTTAAACAAGATATACTTCCGGAAACAAAACTTAAGGTTTGGTCTTCATAAACACCCGCTGAAAAACTAATAATACTACCAAATGCTACCATAATTTTAGATATCGTTTCAAACGCAATACCTGTTTTTCTCCAACATTGTCTAGCACTTAAAGTATTTTTAACAACATTTTTATAATAAGGTTCAATTAATTCATCAATTATATAAACGCGAGTATCGTCACTAATCTTTAAATTGTCTGGTGATGTAGCCATTTTTAAAAGTAATTAATAAATGCTATAATAAATAGTGTAATAAATAGTGTAATAATATATAAAAATTACTATATAATAAAATAATATATAAAAATTATAATTATTATTATTATACAAATATATTTATAATAAAAAAAATACAAAATAAAATAATTTTAAATAATTCATTTTTTATTATTTTTTTATTATAGGTGCTGGTTCATCAGGAATACAATTAACATCTGGGAAAGTAGAAGGGGTGGCTTTAGAAAGAGAATGTAATAAATAACCAGAACCACTAATACTCATTAATACATTATAATTTACCGCATAAATAAATAATGTGCTAGAAGCAATACCACTATTAAACGATAAATGTAATTGAGGTTCTTGAAGTTCTGAGAAATTACACACACCATTAGGTTGTTCTATTTTTTCAGGTTCTAAAGCAAATGAATAAACGTGAATATATTTATTTACAGGTGTATTAGTATGAACTTTAGTAGGTTCTAATTGAGTAAAAACAGTAGCAGGAGTTGTTTTAATACGGTCTTTACCATCAAACATTAATCTAACATTTTTAATTGGATTACTTTTATTTACTATATCTGTTTTATTAGTTTTACTATAGTTAAAATAATCATTGTATGTGGTTGATGAATCATTACGTCTTAATATAAATAAGAGTTCAGTAATAGGATATTTCATACTTTTTAAACTAAATGTTTGTTCGGTAATACTTTCTCCAACAGAATATTCATATGTTTGAACTTGATTAATAATATTTAATTGTTTAGGAATAGTCATATAACGAGACCTTTCTTCTTCTTCTAGAATAATATAATCAACTAATAATTGAGAATCTTGAATGTTTAATGTGGGAGCACCCGTTAATACATTATCTTCGGTGGACAATATATTACTTAAAGATTTAAAATCTACAGTTAATTCTATTACTGAATTATATAATGAGGCTAATGGAAAAACAAGAGATGAATTGCGGGTTGTTATATTGCGACAAAACCAAAATTGTAAAGGTATATATACTCTTCCGCCAGTAAAATTAGTAGGATTATAGTCATTATCATTATATTTTTGTATCATACTATAATAATTATCTTTACAACCAGGCTTAACAGTAAGGTCTCCATAAATATCAAGCCATTCTCCAGTATGCGAATCTATTAAAGTATTACCTATTTTTAATTCAATAGTTTTTATTAAAGCATTACCAACACCATTACAATAACCAAATTTTTTTCCATTTATATTTGTATAAGATGATAATTCAGGTAAATCTATAGCAATAACTATATTTGTAATTAAATCGCCAAATTTACCATCTTCATCAATACGAAAAGACGACTTTTGACCAAAATTAACATTATTTTTAAAATTTACTTCACGTGTATCTTTAACATAATTAGAATAATTTTTATAAGCATTACGAAAAAAAGAAACAGAATTACCTTCTTTATTTATTAAATAGTTATTTAATCCAAGTTGTGTAATAGAACCATCCATTTTATAATTTTATAATTTTATAATTATATAATTATTATTTTCTTAATGTAATATATTTATAATTATTTTTTCTTAATATAATATTATATTTTATATATTTTTAATATACTTATTTTTAAATATTAATTATAAGTTTATTAATATATTATAAAAATAAAAAAATCAAAATTTAAAAAATCAAAATTTAAAAAATCAAAATTTAAATAATGAAACTATAAAACCATAGAATGTATCTATATAATAAGTTTTTTTTTCTTTTTTTTCATTATATGATGTAATATTTATTACAAAATCACAAGATGTATTTTTAACTTTTTCTTCTGTTTTAATTTTTTTAGTATCTTCTTCAGCACTTTCTATTGGACCATCACCTAATACAAAGAATAATCTTTTTGTCCTATGAAGAGAAGGTAATGGGTCTTCTTCTTCAAAATCAAAATACATTTTTTATAAATACCTAATAACAAACTAAGGTAATAGTTAAATAATAAAATAGAGTATCTAGAAAAATCAAATTCAATTTTGTTCTATTTTTACTTACAAATACCATTTTTGCTTATTCCTATAACAGAACAAGCAATACGTTTTCCGCTATGCCCTGTTGTGTTAGAATCTTCAAAATGTCCTAAACCTAAATCATCTTCATCTTCGTGTATAATAATTGAACGTCCTAATATTTCATCAACTATAAATTTATTTGTTTTTAACGAAATATTACAATTACCATTTTTATCTGTTTTTATATTTCCAAGGTCTCCAGCGTGTCCGCAATATAAATCTCCGTGATAAGTATTAGTTGGATTGTAATGCGAACAACAAGAAGCACATCCTTCTCTTAAATCGCCAGTTTCATGAATATGAAATCCGTGTAAGTGATTTTTATCTAAGCCTTTTACATCTATTCTAATATGAACGAAATCATCTTTTTGTGTAAAAATAACAATACCTGTTAAATTTTTATTTTTATAAGATGTATCTATGACACACACTGCTTCTTTAATTAATGATTTAGATGAAACAATACCCATTTTAAATTATTATTTATTTTAAACTAGTATTTATATTATTAAATAAATAATTTTATTTTAAATTATAATTTTTATTTAATTATTAATAATTATATATAATTTATATTTAAAGATATTTTAAATTAAAAATATAATTCATATTTAAAATCTATATTATTAATAATTAATTAACTAAAATACTTATTTAAAAATGTCTGAAACTAATTCTAATGTAAGCGTAAGTTTTAATACTACGGAAGAAATTATTAAAGTTGATAAATTGGAACCAATTGTTGAAGTTAAAGAAACTATTACTGAAGTTAAAGAAACTGTTAATGAAGTTAAAGAAACTATTGTAGATACCGTTAGTGAAATAAAAAAACCTAGTTTAGAAATCCCCCTTCCCCCTCTTATGACTGGTGCTGATAAAGTGTCTCTTCCTAAACATTTTGAAGATGAAATTAATAAATTAGAGGTTAAGGTTAAAACAGATTTAAAAGCAATTACTAAACTTGTAAATGCTAAGCCCGAACCAAATTCATTTTTAATAAAACTTGAACAAATGGTAGAGTATATTAAAAATACTCTTGGAGATGAAAAAATAACAGCAACAAATATTGTTATAATTTCAACAAATCTTATGCATATTGTAGAACAATATAAAGATTTAACAGGTTCTCAAAAGAAAATGTTAATTCTTGATACTATTAAGAAAGTAATTAATCAAAATGTAAATGATCCTCAAGAACGTATTTCACTTATGCTAATTGTAGATATGACTTTACCACCAATGTTAGATACATTAGTTTCCGCAATTAATGGCGGTCTTAAATTTGAAAAAGATAAAGTTATTTCAGGATTTAAAAAACTATTTTGTTGCGGTGGGTCAAAAACCAATTAAAATTATTTATTTTTATTTTTTATGTTTTATTTTTTTAAATTTATTGTTTAATTTAAAAATTGATTTTTATAATTTGTTTTTATTATTATTAAATTAAATAATTAAATTGTTTTAAAAATGAGTAGTAATGATGTAATAGAAAATAATGAAAATTTATATATAAATAAATTTACAAATTTTCTAAAAGAGTGTATAAATAATACTGAAATAGAAAAAAATGAAAGCAATTCTACAATATATAATTCAAATAATAAACAAGAAAAATTTTTAAAAAATTTATTAATTAATAAATATAATTTTAAAGAAATAAAAAATGAAAATAAATCTAAAAAATCTAAAAAAACTATACAATATACAGAAAAAGAGATTATAGATATGATAAAAAATCCAAAAAAATCATTTATTAAACCAGGAGAACTTATACACCAACCATTAGGTACACAAAATAATCCAGATTTTTTAATTCAATTAAAAGATAATATTTTAATACCATTTGAAGCAAAATCAGCAAATAAATATACTCCACAATACAATAGTGGAGGTATTAAACCTAATTATATATATATATTTACATCCCAAACATTAAAAAAAACAACAATATATTTAGGGTCTGATATAATTAATGAAATACAAACAAAAATAATAAAAGATTATATTGAAAAATGTAGATTATTAGATAAAAAATTAAATGAATTATTAAAAGATAATGATACAAATAATAGAGGTGTTTCATATTATACAAGACCTATGATAGGACAAAAGGGTAAAAAAGATATTACAAATTATTTTGAACATAAAGATAAAAAAAAATGTGAAGATAATGTAATTAAATATTTAGAAAATTTAAAAATATAATAACTAATTAAAATTAACTAAAAATAGGCAATATATGTTGTAATTCAGTAGTATTTATAGCATTATTACCAAAATACAATTCTATAAATTCATTTGTTTTTGAATTATTAAATGATTTTATAATTTCATTATATAATTCAATTAATTTTTTTTTATCTTTTTCAGTTGTATGCTTAATACACATTAAATGATTTTCGATTAAATAATTTTCTTCTTGATTAATTAAACAATAATCTAATTTGTATTTACCTTTACCATATCCTCTATTTAAAACTAATAAAGGCTCATTATATCCTTCTTTATTTATATAATTTTTTTTATGTTCATTATTATATTTTTTAAAAACTAATTGTTTATTAACAATATCACTATTATATATCAAGCGTGTCTTAATTTTACCATCATTTTCAGTATATTCATCAGCATTAAATAATATACTTTTCTTCTTTTTTGTATCTGCTGTCTCTGTTTTCTCTGTTTTCTCTGTTTTCTCTGTTTTCTCTGTTTTCTGTGTCTTTACTATCTTTGTTGGAGTATAATAATCTGTACATTGATTCCAAACAATAGAACCTATACTAACCTTAAAATTTAATTCATTTAATGTTTTTGTATTTCCTTCATATAATTTATTTAATTTTATTATATTTTCATTTGTATTAAAGATAGTATAATTATTTTTACATATTGAAAATTTATCATTATTTTGTATAATCGTATTATTATTAGTTTGAGTATTTATATCTTTATGTAAAGTATTTAAATTATTATTATTTTGTATTATAAATATAATTGTATCTTGTTGTGTATCTAAATATTTATCACTATTACAATTTATAATATCAATAATTTTATAATTATTGTAAATATACTTTCTTAATTTTTGATAGTACAAACAATTTATAAAATTTATAGGTAAAATAAATGATAAAATACCATTATTATTTAGTTTATTAAGAGAATGTAATATAAATAATATAAACATATTTGCTCTTCCATCATAATAAGATTTATAAAGTTTATTTTTAGTTTTTATATTATCTATAATAGTTTTATAATAGTTATTATTATTTACATCTCCTTTCTCTTTCTCTTTATCTTTATCTTTCTTATCAACAATAACAAAATAAGGTGGATTACCTATAATTAAATCATATTTAATAGTTTCATCAACATCTAAATAACTTTTTTTTAAAAGTTTAATATTAGAATGAGAATTGTATAAATCTTTAATACCTTCATATATTATTTCATTATTTTCAATTCCCACTATAGTACAACCTTTAAATTCATTATTTAATAAATTTATATATTCACAGGAACCACATGAAGGTTCTAATATAGATTTAATACTTAAATTATTTTGTTTTTTTATAATATCCAAATTTTTATTAATAATGCTTTGAGGAGTAAAATAAATACCTTCTTCTTTTATTGTATTATTCTTTAATTCTTTTGTTAATTTAATAGATAAATCAGTAAAATTACTCATTATTATTAAATTTATTATTTTATATTTAATTAATAATTTATTTTTATAATCAATTTTTTATAATTAATAAAATTTATATTTTAAAAATATATTAAACAGTTATTAAATAATAATTATAATTAAACTATATATTATATATAGTAAAATATAAAAAATATTAATAAATTATAAATATATACCAATAAAAGAATTTATTTTTTAATATAATTATTTACATATATAATTATTTACATATATAAGTATTCATAATGACAACAACTATAAAAAATTACAATTTATCAAAATTAACTGGATTAACTGATAGTAATAATACATTAAGTAATATTTCTATTAATAATAGTATTATAATTCCTAAAAGTGCTGAAAATACAAATACAAATTCTGATAATACCAACGCAGGTTTTTATATTAAAGATGTAAATAGTAATGGGTCAGGAGATTTTTACAATATTAAAGTAAATAGTGAGCCATCGTCTATTCCTGCTCTTTATTTTAATAATAATGAAGTATTAGATAGAACTAATGTTTTATCAACTTTAGAAAGTATTTTAGAAGATTATACTCTGGATACATCTAATTTAATGGTTACAAATGGATATATTAATTTTGCTAATGGTAGCACACCTAATACAAATCAAGGTAATGCCGGAGTTGGTATAAGATATAGTTCTGCCAATACAGTTCAATTTAAAAACTATGATACAAATTGGATTGATTTAGTAGATATTATTAATCACGATGAATTTAAAGAATTAGTAGATGTAGATGTAACAACAAATCCTTTATTAGATAATCAATATATAACATATAACTCTGGAACAGCAAAATTTGTAAATTCAAATTTATCTATTTCACATGATGCTAATCCAACACTTTCAGGTGATTTAACTATTGGTGATTATTTATTACAATTTGGTGATACTTATAATAGATTAGTTTATAATTCAGAAGGTATTATTGATAATAATTTAATTGTATTAAAAAATAATTCAACACTTACTAATAACTATAGTTATTTAGAAATAAATAATGCTGATATTGATGGTATTGTTAATCCATCTATTATTGTTAAAAGTACCTATACAGATAGTAATGTTGGTATTGAAATAACAACATTAAATGCTGGAGATATATATTTAAATGCTACCACCGGAAATGTAAATGTAAATGCTACACATTTAGTTGTTAGTGGAGATTTAACAGTTCAAGGAACAACAACAACAATAGAATCAATTATTACGGTTTATAAAGACCCAGTAATACAATTAGGTGGCTCAAATGTCCTCGTTTCAAATGATGGAAAAGATAGAGGTGTAAGTTTTAAATATTATGATGGTGGAGATAAAACTGGATTTATGGGTTATGATAATGATACTGGAAATTTTATATTAAAAAAAAATGCTACTATTATAAATGATGTTGTTGTATCAGGAACTGATGCTGGTATTACATTTGGAGCACTTACTTCTACAGGTGATTTAGATGTTACCGGCACAATTACTGGTGATACATCTTTAACTTTAGATACTACTACAATTACAACTGCCGAAATTGGTGTTTTAGATGGCGTAACTCCAGGAACAGCAACAGCAAGTAAAGCCCTTGTTTTAGATGCTAGTAAAGATATAGGCACAATTAGAAATTTAACTATTGATGGCATATTTACCGATGGAAATTATACTTTTGATACCAGTGGTAATGTATCAGGTTTAGGAACTGTTGGGTGTGGAGCGATTACTTCATCAGGCACTTTAGATGTTATAGGTGATACCTCTGTTAGCACTTTTGACTCTACTGGTGCTACATCATTGGCTACTGGCGGAGGGGTTGTTAATATAGCATCTTCTGGTCTTATGACTACTGTTAAAGGAACACTAAATGTTGATGAAGCCGTAACACTTGATACTACATTAGATGTTACAGGTGATACCTCTGTTAGCACTTTTGACTCTACTGGTGCTACCTCTTTGGCAACTGGTGGCGGTGTTGTTGATATAGCATCTACAGGTGTGATGACTACAATAAAAGGAACACTAAATGTTGATGAAGCAGTAACATTTGATACTACATTAGATGTTACAGGTGATACCTCTGTTAGCACTTTTGATTCTACAGGTGCTACCTCTTTGGCTACTGGTGGTGGTGTTGTTAATATAGCATCTGCTGGTCTTATGACTACAATTAAAGGAACATTAAATGTTGATGAAGCTGTAACGCTTGACACTACATTAGACGTTACAGGTGATACCTCTGTTAGCACTTTTGACTCTACTGGTTCTACATCATTGGCTACTGGTGGTGGTGTTGTTAATATAGCATCTACAGGTGTATTGACTACAGTTAAAGGAACACTAAATGTTGATGAAGCTGTAACGCTTGACACTACATTAGACGTTACAGGTGATACCTCTGTTAGTACTTTTGACTCTACTGGTGCTACTTCTTTGGCTACTGGTGGTGGTGTTGTTGATATAGCATCTACAGGTGTAATGACTACAGTTAAAGGCACACTAAATGTTGATGAAGCAGTAACATTTGATACTACATTAGATGTTACAGGTGATACCTCTGTTAGCACTTTTGATTCTACTGGTGCTACCTCTTTGGCTACTGGTGGTGGTGTTGTTGATATAGCATCTACAGGTGTAATGACTACAATAAAAGGAACACTAAATGTTGATGAAGCCGTAACACTTGATACTACTTTAGATATTGTAAGTGATTTAACATTAACTGATGGTGCGGTTAGTATTACAGATGCTGATAATGATACATCTTTATCACTTATAAATAATACAATTACAACTGCTGATGCGTTAGTAGATATTAGTTCTACAAGTTTAACTACTGGTGCTATGATGAGAATAAATGCTAATACCGCAGCACATGATGGTGAAATATTAGAATTAATTAATGCCGGAGATGCTACATCAACTGGAACTGGTTTAAGTATTACAATGCCTGATATTACTACAGGAGCAGCAACAGGTATTAATGTAACTATGGTAGGAGCAACTACAACCGCAAAAGGTATTTCAGTTACTATGGATGCTATAACAACTGGTGATATGCTCTATCTTGATAATGGTGGTGCTACAATGACTGGAGATGGTAAATTTATTAATTGTAATGATGATGATGTATCACAATTTTCAGTAGGTGCTAAAGGGTTAACAACAATTACTGGAGACGCAAGTGGAACTGATGCTTTAGTAATTACCGCGGGTGATATTTTAGTAAGTTCAGGTCATATAGATATGACCGTAGGTGATATGACATTAGCCGATGGTTCATTAAGTATTACAGATGCTGATAATGATGCATCTTTATCAGTTACAAATAATACAATTACAACAAATAATTTAATTGATGTAAATACATCAAGTTTAACAACAGGAAATGTTATGAATATTGATGCTACATCAACAAGTTTTACTGGTCCAATAATGAATATAACAACAGCATCTACTAATGCTAATAATATAACTCGATGGGAACCTGTTTATAAAAATATAAATAATTTTATTAAAGGAAATTTAAAATTTTCTTGGCAAACAGATACGGGTGCTACTGAAGTAGATACTGGTTTAGATTTACCATATACAACAGGTGTTTGTATTATAAAAAATATTTATATTATTACTACAACAACAGATGGAAGTGCAGAATTAGATATAGGTTTATTAAGTTCTGAAACAAATGGAGATGCCGATGGATTTTTAGATGGAGTAGCACAAAGTACAGAAGGTATAAGAGATGTTTTTACTAATGCTGAAAAAGGAGCATTTAGTGAAGACTCAGGAAATTTAGTTATTACAAGATGGAAATTACCATTTAACTCTTCAACCGCACAGACAAGAAGTATATCAATAACATTAAGTGGAACTGGTTCAGCAGGAACTGTTATAATGGAATATATGGCATATGATTTATAAAATAAAAAAATAAAAAATAAAAAATAAAATAAATACTATTCACTTTAATTAAACTATTAAAATAAATCTTTTTCAACTTTTTCTTTATCATACATAGCAATACAAGGATTACTATCCCATTTGCTATAAGATACTATAATTCTTTTTTCTTCAACAATTAATCCTAATGAATATTCAATCTTTTCACCTTCGTATTTAAATAGATTAGACCATTTTTTAATAGTCATTGTATTTTTATCAAAGATAGCAAAGAAATGATAATATTCTCGTGGTTGGCAATATTCTACAACGTGGCAAATAAACCATATTTCATCATTAAATGTATAACCATTACTAGAACCTCTTACTTGTTGAAAAAATGGTGGCATTTCAATTTCTTTTTCTTTATTAAACATAAATTCAGTATCATTAGTAGTATCATTAGTGTTATTATCATTATTATTATTATCATTATTATTTTTACTAATTTTACCAGTAATTAATGGATACCATTGATAAATAATATTATTGTCTCCATAAAATACCCAATTTTTTTCACAATCTTTATTATAAGGTGTATTAACAGATTTATAAGATATTGTTTTAATAATATTAGTTTCATTATTTTTATCATCATTATTATTATTTTTTATTTCATCCATATTAATTTCTCCATAACCAATATTTAATTTATGTGTTATAGGATTTTGACACGTTCCTAAAAATGGTATAATAGAAGATGTAGTATCTAAATTACAATAGGGTTTAATATCTTCTATACCAACATAGCGTAAATTATTATTCGTAGGTATATCACATACACTTATTTGTTTTATATTTAATTCTTCATCTAATTCATATATTTTATTTACTGTTACAATTTTACCATCATTAACAGTAAAATCATAATTTCCATTTCTATTTATTTTATAATTAACAAATCTAATATTTACCATATATTTATAAATAAAGGTTTGGGTTTCATTTTCAGAAAAAGTCTTCATTTTAAAAATACAAGGGTTAGACCCATACATTTCATACTCTGTTCCACATACATCTATATTCGTTTTTAAATCTAAATCTCCTATTTTTTTAATCATATAAGTGTCTGATGATAATTTAGGACAATAAAATTTATAATTAGATAAAAGATTATTATAAGATTGATTGGTATAATTCATTAATCTATTGATAACTTTGTATGTATCAGGATAATTATTATAGTATCCTAAAATACTTAATTCATAATCAAATCCAGTTTCATAAACATCTTTATGTATAAACAATGTATCATTTTTAGGATAGGGTATTTCTTTACCTAACATACAAAAAACCATTGCCAATTTATTTTTACCTTTTTCTCTATAATATTTACAAATTTCATAAATAGTTTCACTGCGGGTTTGATGATGATTATAACCATTCATCCAGGCAAAAATGGCTTCACCATCTTGACCACTTTTCATATGAGCGTGTCCTAAATTTAAATAGGAATAAAAAATTTCTTCTACCCAACCACCTAATTCTATTCTTTTTTTATAGTAGGGGATACTTTCTTGATGTTTTCCAGAGTTAAAATAAGAATTGGCTAAATAAAAATAATAGCGTCCATTAGTAGGTTCTTCTTCTATACCTTGTTTTAAAAGTCTAATATCTCTTTCAAATTTATCACCTTTACAACCACCATCCCCAATATCATTAATCCAAATACTATCACATTTTTCATTTACTGTTCCTTGGGGTAAATCATAATATTCGTGTGTTGGTCCAGAACAAGAAGCATCTATATCTAAACGTATTAAACGGGTATTATAATAGTTTAATCCACCCCCTTTTTGTATTATCATATAAGCCCCTTGAGTTAATTTTTCTTTATTAAATGTAGGTTCAATTTTAAAAATCATATCGGCATCGAGTAAAAGAGCATATGTGGCTTTTCCTCGTGCTGCTTTTAAAGCAATTGTTCTGTTATAACCAAAATTTTTAAACGGTTCAGTTATTATTTCACCTGGTATATTATGTTTATTAAAAAATGACGTTATTATGTCTTGGGTATTATCTGTTGAACCTGTATCACAAATAACATAAGTATCAATAATAGGTAAAACAGATTCTAATAGACGTGTAATAATTTTAGATTCATTACGCACAATCATATTTAAACATAATGATACTTTGTTTTTATCAATTTGTTTAAAATTAGTATTAGAATTCGTTTCCGTATTATTTTCATTAATAGTATTATCAATTGTATTATCAATTGTATCCAAATCTTCTAAATTTAAAGTATCAGTGTTTGTTTCTAATTTTTCAGATATTAATTTCATATTTTGTGTAAATTCATTTGATGGTATTATTAATGATGACATACTTAATTTTATATAAATTTATAAGTTTAATCTAGACGCTATTAGTTTATATAATTTAATTTTATTTTTAAATTTAATATTTTAAATAAATAAGTAAATAATAAAATATTTTATAATAGTAAATAATAAAATAGTTTATAATAGTAAATAATAAAATAATAAATATAAAACTCTTAAATAATATAAAAAATGAATTTAAATAAACAAACAATTACTTATATTTTCATCATTATTTTTATAATAATAACATTCATACATTTATATAAAATAAATAATAAACATAATAATAATAACAATAACAATGATAAAGAAAATTTTGCGGATTTAATGGAAGACCAAAATTTACAAGGTTTTTCTGTTTCTATAAATAGTATGGAACAAGTGATGTTTGGTAATACTCCAAACAATAAACTTAGTTTAAAAACATTTATGAATGAAAAAGCAGATAAAACTGAATTATCTAGTTTAAATAATAAAGTAGATGAAAAAGCATCTAAAACTGAATTAAATAATAAAGTAGATGAATTAAATAATAAAGTAGATGATGCTATGCCAGAATTATCAGTTATTTCATATGCAGGTTCAAATCCTCCTACTGGTTGGCAACTTTGTGATGGTAAAATTTTACAATTTAATAATGGTACAAATGTAAATCCTTCAATACATACTAAATTTTCTAGTTTGCCTAAAAAAAGAGATACTAATAATAACGAAATGTCTGCTACGCCAGATTTACGTGGGAGATTTATTTTAGGTTCGGCTAAAGATGAAGGTGAAGGATTAACTAATAGAGTTATTCATGATACTGGCGGTGAGGAAACTCATACATTAACTATTGCTGAAATGCCAAGTCATAATCATTTTACTGTGTCAGATGTAGGAACTTTGTTTGGACACAAAGGATTGAGCGCTACTGGTTCACTTGCACCGAGCATGACTTGGAAGGCTGAGTCTAACTATAGTTTGACAACCCATTCAAGAGTAGCAAATAGGGCACCAACAAATAATATAGGTGATAGCCAACCACACAACAATATGCCCCCTTATTATGTTTTAACCTATATCATAAAACAACCTTCTCCTTAAATAATAAATAATAATTTAAATAAATTACAAAAATTAAAAAATATAATTAAAATATTTTATAATAGTAAATAACAAATTATTAAATAATATAAAAAATGAATTTAAATAAACAAACAATTACTTATATTTTCATAATTATTTTTATAATAATAACATTCATACATTTATATAAAATAAATAATAAACATAATAAAAATGATAAAGAAAATTTTGCAGATTTAACGGAATCTCAAAATTTACAAGGTTTTGATGTTTATATGAATTCTATGAATCAAGTAAATTTTACAGAAAATAATAAAAATTTAAAAATAATAATTGAAGAAATTATAAATGACAAAGCATCAAAAAATGAATTAAATAATAAAATAAATGATGCTATGCCAGAATTATCAATTATTTCATACGCAGGTTCAAATCCTCCTACTGGTTGGCAACTTTGTGATGGTGAAAATTTAGAAAAATCTAATGTTTCAAGTACTGCTCCAATAAATGAAAAATTTGCGTATGATAGTAATGGCGATCCAATAAAAACGCCAGATTTACGTGGCAGATTTATTTTAGGTTCAGGACAAGGTCAAGGAAATCAATTAACTAATAGAGTCATTCATGATACTGGTGGTGAGGAAAATCATACACTTACTGTAAATGAAATACCAAGTCATCATCATAGCACAATTGCAAGAGATACTGGGGGTGATTGGTATGGTCCAGGAAATCTAGATGGGACTACAGGACAAGGTGGTAACGCTGCAGAAGGTGGAACTACCAAAAACTATCCACAATCAGGAGATCCATCAGGTGATATTTTAACAACTGATAATACAAATGTAAGTCCTAAAGAAATGCCCCACAACAATATGCCTCCCTACTATGTTTTAACCTATATCATAAAACAACCTTCTCCTCCTACTTCTTCTTAACTAATAACTAATAAATAATAAATTTATTAAATTACAAACAAATTTTTTTAATTTTTTCAACAATTTTTTAATTATAAATAATTAATAATTAATTTAAAGATAAACACAATAATAATAAATAATAAAAAAATATAATAATTATAAATTTAAACTCAACCCAAAATTTAAACTTAATACTAATTTAAATCTAAATCTAACTATAAATAAAAAATGGATCCTAAACAATTAGAAGTCATTTTTATGGCTACCAGAGAATATTTAAAGAAAAATAAGGTAAAAATTATTATTGGAACACCTTGTTTTGGTGGTATGATACATAATGGTTATTTTCAAAGTATGATTGAATTAGCCGCAAATTTTACAAAACTGAATTTACCCTATGAAGTGATGACCATTGGTAATGAAAGTTTAATTCAACGTGCTCGTAATGGTATTGTGGCGAAGTTTATGAGCGACCCAACATCAACTCATCTTATGTTTATTGATGCTGATATTACATTTAGTTGGATACATATTGTTAAATTGCTTATAAGTGGTAAAGAATTATGTGGTGGGTGTTATCCTAAAAAAGCGTTTAATTGGGATAAAATTAAGCATCAATCTGTTAAAAACCCAAAAATGCATGAAGATGAATTAATGGCTAAATCTCTTGATTATGTATTTAATCCAATTTATCATCAAGAAGGTGAAAATGTGGTTATTAAATTAAATAATGGTATGGCTCAAGTCAAAGATATTGGAACAGGTTTTATGTTGATAAATAAAAGTGTTATTACTAAAATGATGAAAAAATATCCCGAAACTAAATTTATGAATAATGTTGCTGGTTACGGTCAAACTAATGCGAATGATTATTTTTATGCGTTGTTTGATTGTTGTATTGATCCAGTAAGCCGTGTATATTTAAGTGAAGATTATTTATTTTGTAAAAGATGGATTGAAATTGGTGGTGAATTATGGGTTGATTTAGGAACTAATTTAAATCATACAGGTATTATTGATTATAAAGGCTGTTTAAGTTCAACCATTGGTGAAGTTGATACAATGAATAAAGACGCTCAAACTTTAGCAAAACAAAGAGACCCTACTAAAAAAATTATGAGTGATGAAGAAAAAGAAGCAATGCGTAAAAAAATTGAAGAACAAGTTAAAGTTGCTAAAGAAAAACAAAATGAGATTGAAAAAGAGGGAAAGGGGGAAAAAAGTGAAACTGGTGAATAAAACAAATAAATTAAATTAATGTTTTTTTAAGTTGAATTAATGTTTTTTTGTATTTTTATTTTTTCTAGATGATGAATTTTTATTATGTTTTTTTGATTTTTTAATTTTATTTTTAAATTTTTTATTATTACGAGAACCTCCTGTGTCTGGTGCTTTTTCTACTGTTGGTTCTGGTTCTCCTGTTGTTGTTGCTGTTGCTGGTGCTGGTTCTTGTGTTGGTTCTGGTGCTGGTGCTGGTGCTGTTGCTGGTGTTGATACTACTGGTGCTGGTTCTACTGGGTCTGGTGCTGGTGTTGCTAATGTTGTTGTTAATGCTGGTGCTGGTGCTGGTGCTGGTGCTGATGCTGGTGCTGGTTCTACTGGTGTTGTTTTTACTGTTTCTACTGGTTCTAATGCTGGTGCTATTATTTTCTTTATTTTTGGAAATATATCTCTAAATAGTGGTAATTCTTCTTTTTCTACTCCTGATTGGGGTTTAGGTAAAATTTCTTGACATTTACTAGAAAATGTGTTTAATATTTGTGTGATTAAATATTGTATTGAAGTTATTTTTGGTTGAATAATATTATTTAATTTTAGTTTATTTTTTGTATTTTCGACTCTCTCTTCTTCTGTTGTTTTTTCATTATTAAATTTTGGAAAATAAAAATCAAGTTCAACGTCATCTAATTGAAGTAATTTTATAAAGTGGTCAGCATTTTTATCTCTACATTGTTGAATTATAGTTACAAGTCTATTAATATTAAATACTCTATTTTGTTTTATAAATGTATCAAAAAAAGTTAAAGATAATGTTATAAATTGTTTTCTATTTTCATCAATAAACTTTTTCTCTTTATCCCCAACGTTTTTATAATCCATCATAAGTAATACTGCCTCAACAAGTTCATTTGTATTAATAGGATTTTTTATAAATAAATAAATTAATTCAACTAATGTATTATTACTAATTGTATCAGGAAAATTGTTTATATCACCACTACTAAATAGTTTAAATTCTGGTGTTTGTATGATAAAATAGTTTAATTGTTTATAAAATAGTAGAGGTAATTTATATAATATTTTAACTTGTTTCCATCCTGGAATAGTCCATCCACCTTTTAGTTTAGTTATTTTTTTATAATTTTTAACATTTTTTTTAGTTAATAAATTATATTTAGCACCTTTATAAACTTTATGTTTAGTTTTGTATTTATTTTTACTATTTCTAAAACGTTTATTATTTTGTTTTAAGGTTTTCATTTTATTTTTAATTAATTTAATATAATATATTTGATTATTTATATTATAATAATCAAATATATTATATTAAATTAATTAAAAATAAAATTATTTAAATACATAAATTTATTTCTAATTAAATTGTAAATAAACTAATTAATAATATTAAAAAATAAAAATATTAAAGATGAAAGCAGGTTTTTTAAGTTTTAAAAATAGAAAAGATAAAAATAAATATAGTTTAGGCGATCTTGTTAAATATACAAAAAAAAGTGAATCTAAATTAATTCGTAATTATGAAGAGATGAGTAAATCAACAAGTGAATATGCCAAAGCATTCCAAGATCATTTAGAAAATTTAGAACAACTAGATGATCGCGTAAATTTTAATGGTATGGTAACATTATTTGAAAAAATTATAATGAAAGATAATATTCATTCAGGTAAAATAGATAAATCAAGTCCAATATTGTTTAGAAATTATAAAATTGAAGGAGATGTTAGTTCATCTACATTTCGCACCGAACATTTAGAAAGACAAATTTATTATTTATTAAATAAATATATTGAACCTAGACATACTAATTTTATAACCTATATGACAATTACTGATATTACTAAAACATCAGCAGTATTAAATATTATTACTATAGATAATAAAAAATATAAAAAAAAAATAGACCATGAAGATTATATATTAGATAAAAATGATGTAAAAAAAATGCTACAAGATGTCATTCATACAACCAAAAAAAGTTTGAAAATGCAAAATAATATTATTTTATTTAATAATAATTCTAAATCTACTTTCTCAAGAAAAAGTGAAAGTATTAAAAGTAATAGAAATAAATTTATAAGTAGAAAAAAAACACCATCTATAAATCGTAAAAACACAATGAAAACAACTAATACTAAAAATAATCAAATTAATTATATTAAACCAGAAACTAATGAAAAACCATATGAAGTAATTAATTTATTTGCCTCTTCTAATAGTAAAAGATTAAAAAATGTTCCAAATAGTTTAAAAAGTGTATTTAAAGAAAATAAACAAATACCAAGATTTAGTTTTCAAAAAACAAGGTCTGAAAAAGATAGAAATGCAAAAAAAATAGCAAATGAAAAAGCAGCAGTAGAAGTAAAAGAAAAAGAATTACAATATCCAGCCAGACAAGAAAATCTAGTGGCACAAAAATGTTCTCCTTTAGAAAAACAAGAATGTGATCTAGTTCCTGAATGTTATTATAATCCAAATTTTTTAAAATGTGTTAAAAATACTAGATATGTACCAGGTCAAGCACCAGGTCAAGCACCAGGTCAAGCACCAGCACCAGCACCAGGTCAAGCACCAGGACAAACTCCAGGTCAAGTAAATTATCCAATACCACCACCTAATCTTATAGATATATCTACAAATAATACTAATAATAAAAATAAACCATCTTTAGGTGAAACTAAAATATAATTAATTAATTTTATTTTTTATATTTTTTATTTTATTTTTTAATTTAATTAATTTTTTTAATATTTATTTTATATTTATTATTTTTTATATTATTTTTTAATTTAATTATTTTTTTATTGTATTTATTTAATAAATATATTTATTAATATATAATAGTAATACTTTAATAATTAATTTGTATATAATTATTAACTAATAAAATAGTAAATAATAAAATATTTTATAAAAAATGGATAGTTATTTAAAATTAGCATCAATAAAAGATGATAATCAAAATTGTAATTGTATTACACCTTTTTATATGAATGATATTAGTGGTATTAATCCAAACACAAACCGTAATTATAGTAAAGAAGATAAAGACTCAATGAAAACTGCATTATATCGTGTATCCAACGCAAAAGGCTGTAAATTATCAGTATGTTGTGACACAAATGACCCTACAACACAACCAGATGCTGAATTTACAAAAAATTTTATAAGAAGATTTCCTAAAATTATGCCATTATATGAACGTAATACTTTAATTTCAATAAAATTATCAACTAAAGAAAATGTTAGTGGTTCTGGGTGGACTACCCCTTCTTCTCATATGATTTGTAAATTAACGAAAGCATCCATTGAAGATACAGAAGAGCCAACTATTAAAATTGCCAAAAATTTAGTAAATGATTGTTTTACAAATCAATGTAGTAATTTAGAAACAATTACATTAAATAATTTATTACAAAATTCAAAAGCAGATATGACCTATTCTTATACAGATGACGCAAGAGTTTCACAAGCCATTAGAGAAGGTAATATTAGTTATGTTAAAGAATATATAAAAAAATATAAAGATATTAATTTACCTTTAACAAATAATGATTATAGTAATCGTATGATACATATTGCTAGTGAAAGTAAAAATACAGATATTCTTAGTATGTTAATTGCTCTTAAAGCAAATATAAATATTAAAAATAAATTAAATGAAACACCAATACATTTTGCTGTTAGAAATAATAATATTGATACTATAGATATGTTATTATCCCAAGGAGCAGATTTAAATAATGCGAACGTAGATGGGGAAATACCACTATTTTATGCTATGAAAACAGGTAATTTAAGAATTGTAAAAATGTTATATAATAATAATTCGCCGATTTTAAGTCTTGATAAAAAAGGTAATAATTTAATACATTACTGTATTAAACACTGCCCTTCATTTAAAAATAAGAATAATGATAATAATGATAATAATAATGATTTAGGCATTGATGATAAAGATAAAAGCAATATAATTAAATTTCTTATAGAAAGAGGTATTGATACAGAACAAGTAAATTTAGATGGATTAACACCATTAGAATTAACTGAAAAAGAAATGAATAGAGAAATCAATAAAGAATGTGCCGAAGGGATAGAAAATTATAATAATGATATCAATGAACATTTTTTTAATATGAAACCAAATAAAAAAGCAGTATCTTTAAGAAATCACACAATGAAAGACTATACTGAAGAACATAAAGAACTTTTAGAAATACAAACCTTATTATTTAATACTATAATTAGAAATAATCCTAGTAAATATAATAACTATATTAGTGTTGATGATATACCAAAAGGTGCTCCTATTGAGGTATTAGATACAGTTTGTGTTGGTAATAATGTCACAGGTAATGAAGATAGTATTGAGTGTGAAAATAAAGGTGGGCAATTAGTTAAAATTAAAAATAGAACAACTAAAATAAAACTTGAATTATTACCTGAAGAAAAATCAGTATTAGATAAAGTAGATGAAAAAGAGTTATATTTTAAAAAACAACAACGAAAAATACCTCAACAAACTATGTCTAATGATGTTTCTACATATAATAATTATTTAAGTTCTAGTAAAACTATTAATGTTCCTAATACACAAGGCATTACTTATAACTTAGGCGAAACATCAAATAATGAAATTGATAATACTACAAATAACATTCAATTATCAAATCAAGATGAAACTCAACATAATCAAATAAATGAACAACAATTAGAAGAAGAAGTTATAAATAATGAAACCGAACATACTATAGAAAGTCCAGAACACCCACCAAATTTAGATGAATACGATGATTTTGTTCATAAATGTAAAAGAGATGCTTTACGTAATTCAGAAACGATTGAAATAACACAACCTCAAACTACTAAACCACCTGAAACATTTATAAAAAAATATAAAGCACCTTTATCTATTATAGGTGGTATTATATCTATTTTACTTATTATTATAGTATCTTATTATATATTTCAATATATGAAAAATTATAAAATGACAATGTAATTTATGTAAAGTATTATTTTTAATATTTTTTCAATATTTTTCAATATAAAAATTATTTATTATTAGTTTAATAATTTAAACTACATAAATTTACTTAATTTAATTTACTTAATTTAATTTAATTTAATTTACTTTAATTTAACTTAAATAAAATGTATCATATAAAAACAGAGTCATATCATAGTGAAAATCCTATTTATAAAAAAATAGAAGATGGTGATAATATGTTATTTGTTCCAGAAGCAAGAGTAGCAAAAGATTATTTTAATACAGGTATTTATGAACGTGGTTATATACAATGGGCATGTGACAATTTTGCTATTGAAGATAAAGAAATTATTGATATTGGAGCACATATTGGTATGTATACAGTAGAATTAGGTAAAAAGGCAAAAAGAATACATAGTTTTGAATGTTCCCCTAAATCTTATAATTATTTATGTTCCAATATACTACTTCGCCATTTAAGTTATAAAGTATCAACCTATAATGTGGCTTTAAGTGATAAAGAAGGGACCACAAACTATTATATTAGAGACCCTTTAGACGGTGGTGGTAATGGTATATCGGCTTTTGAAAATGATAAAACTATACCAACAATAGATGTTCCAATGAGAACATTAGACTCATTTAATCTTACAAATATTAATTTTATAAAAATAGATGTAGAAGGACACGAAGAATTTGTTTTAAGAGGAGCAGTAAAAACATTAGAAACTAATAACTATCCTAAAATATTATTTGAATCATGGTCAGAACGACAAGAACAAAATAATATACCTTCTATACAAATACGTAAAAGTTTATTTGATTTTTTAGAATCATTAGGTTATAAAATAATACAAATACAAGGTGGAACGGATGATATGTTTTTAGCAGAGAAAGAGTAATAAAAATTAAAAAAATTAAAAAAATTAAAAAAATTAAAAAAATTAAAAAAATTAAAAAAATTAAAAAAATTAAAAAATTATAGCAAATTCATTCAAAAACTAAAAAATTATATTATATGAATAATTAACTATACATATGAACGTATTTTTCTATATCGTCAATTTCATCACCTTTTTCTTTTATATCAATAAATAATTGTATTCCTTTTTCAATGTCATCAGTATGTATTTTTTTCTTTGTATCATTTAATTCTTCCTCTGTTGGAATTAAAAGTAATCTTTTAGAATGTGTTTTTTTACAACAAGCAAATAATGTTGTCATATCACCACCAAAATTTGGAAAGATTTTTAAATGTTTTTCTATAATAGGTATCATTTCTTCAACACTAGATAATAAACCCCATTTTTGTTCTTCAACATATTTTTTAAATATTAATGTTAATTCTTCAGCATCATAACCTTTTATTTCAAAATGATGTGTAAAACGTCTGGCTAAACCTTCATTATGTTTTAAAAAATTATCATAAGTAGGTCTTTTATATCCAGCAATAACACATACTAAATCATGACAATGTTCTGATAAATATACATTAATCATATCAATGGCTTCTCTAGCAAAATCTTTTTCAGAATTAGGACTTAAGGCATACACTTCATCTAATAATAATACACCTCCTAGTGCACTGTCTAATATTTTACGTGTTTTAGGAGCAGTTTGACCTATATATTCACCAATTAAATCATCGCGTTTTGCGCATACAACTTTATCTGTTTTTAAAAATCCTAATTTATTATAGATTTTAGCAATAATATAAGTTAATTGTGTTTTACCAACACCAGGTGGTCCAACAATAACTGTATGTAACATATCAACATTTTTATCATCTAAATTTTGTAAATAATAAATAAGTTGGTCAAATATAATTTTTTTTACTTCTTTCATTCCAATCATATTTTTAAGTTCAGTTAATGGTTCAACTAATTTATTTAATTTTTTTAGATTTAAATTATGACGTTTTCTTTTTTTAGGATTATATGTTTTACCAATACGTATAAGGTCATCAATATCTTTAATATCACTTCCTAACCATTCATATTCTAAAGTTTTATCTTCTTCTTCATCATCTTTATTTTTATTACCTTTATTTTTTTGATTTTTATTATGTTTATTACTTTCATTATTAAATATATCAGTATTATTAGTAATATTTTCAATGCGATTTATTAATGAATTGAAAAATAAATTATCAAAATCTGTAGGTTTAGTTTTATCTTTATGACTAGTATCATTTTCATTAAAATTATAATAATATTTATTATTTTTTTTATTATTTTTAGTAGTTATAAAGTTAAAAAGAGTATTTTCTTCTTTACTATCATCTTCTTCATTATCGTCATTATTATCTTCGTCATTATCTTCGTCATTATCTTCGTCTTCGTCATTATCTTCGTCTTCATCATTATCTTCGTCTTCATCATTATCATTATCATTATCATTATCATTATCAGTAATTTTATTAGCATTTATTTTAATTAAATTAGGATTAAATTTATTCATAATAATAAAATTAATTTTTTGTTTAGGTTTTAGTTCTTCTGGTTCTTCTGGTTCTTCTGGTTCTTCTGGGTTTTCTTTATAATATTTATTAAATTGTTCTTCAATGTCTTCAGTTTCTTCTTCGAGTTCTTTATAATATTTATTATATTGTTCTTCTGGGTCTTCATAATATCTATTATATTCATCTTCAAGTGTTTTTTTAATAGTATTGTCTTCAGTTTCTAAATCATTATAACAAACATCACAATAAAGTTTTGTGTCATATTCAAAACAATACATATAATTTAGATTAATTAAAATATTACATCCATTACAATATTTATTTTTTTCTTCTTTATCATTTTTATTATTTTTACCATTTTTGTCTTTTTTATCATACATAGTTTCAGCAATAAACCGTTTAGGTGGATTAATTTTACGTTTAGGTTTATTATTGTAATAAGACATTCTAGTAAAATTAAATTAATAAATAAATTAAAAAAATAAAGTATATTAAATTATATTAATGTATAGTTCAAATACAATTTATTTCAAATATTTTTATTTATAATTTAATAACTTATATTGTTTTTAAATTAAAAAATAAAATTATTATTATTTAAACTATAATGAAAATAAATTAATAATATATTGAATATAAAACTATTTTTACTATAAATATATATATATAAATGTTTAAATAGTTAATAAGTAAATTTAATATTAATACTAGTTTTAGTTATAGAATACTATTACTTTATAAAATAGTATTTAAATTTAATATATTTATACATCTATAAAAATTGATTTTTAAAATTTAGTAAATTAATTAAATTATTAAATTTATATTAACATTATTAGTTTAGTTTAATTTAAAAATGCCTGTTGGTAAAAAAACAAAACTTGTGAATGATTTAAAAGATATAAATATTAATTTAGAAAAAGAACAATTAAAACACAAATTAAAAGATAGTTTAAAAGAAGAATTTGAGGATAGGTTAAATGAAAAAGAGAATAAAAAAGACGGTGAAAAAGAGGATGATATAGATAATTTAGACGATAATGATAAATTTAATTATTATAAAAATACATTTAATGTTATAGATTATATTTTATACCAACGTAATACAAATGAATTAGTAAATCATCAACATACATCTTATAAACAATTTATAGATAAAAATTTAGGTGATATTATTCAACAATTTAATACACGAGAATTATATTTTAATTATAATGCTCACGCAAATAAATATAAAACTGAATTACATATTGAATTTCTTAATTTTAATTTAGGAAGACCTACAATACACGAAAATGATGGTAGTTTTAAAGTAATGACACCAGAAGAGGCTAGATTAAGAAATTTAACTTACAGTGCTCCTTTAACATTAAATATTAAATTAACCCGTATTTTAAGAACAAGTAGTAATGCTGATACTTTAGAGATTGATACTATTACAAATGAACCTAAAGAAACATATGACCAAGAAGATATTAAAGAAGAATATTTTAATAATATTAATTTTGGTCGTATTCCAATTATGGTTTTAGGTTCAAATTGTGTATTAAATAAAAAAGATAGCACTAAATTAGAGCAAAATAATGAATGCCCTTATGATTTAGGTGGTTATTTTATTATTGGTGGTAATGAGAAAGTAATTATTTCTCAAGAACGTATTGCTGAAAACGATGCTTTTGTATTTAATAATCAGAAAAAACTTAAAGGTAAAGAGATTGAAATACGTTGTGCTTCAGACCAATATTTTAGTGTTGTTATATCCAATGTTGTAAGATATGTATATAAAGATGAAACATTAGAATTTGATTCTCCTAATTTTAAAATGCCAATACCTATATTCTTATTAATGAAAGCATTAGGCGTTTCAACAGATAAAAAATTATTTGAATATGTTGGATGGAATATGGATAATGAATTAGGTGTATTTATTACAACTATTTTAAAACCTAGTTTTGAAAAATTAAAAAAGATATGTAAGCAAAATAATATTGATACGAATGCCGACCAATCTAAATTTCAAGAGATTATGTTGAATTATTTAAAATTTAAAAATGCTAGTCGTGAAATTAAATTAAGTATGGATGATAAGTTTAAGTATTTAAAAAAAGTTATGGAAGATGATATTTTACCTCATATAGGAACATTATTAGATAAAAAAATAAAATACATAGGTTATATGTGTCGTAAATTAATTCTAGTTCATTTTAATTATTTACCTTATGATGACCGTGATGCTTATGATAATAAAAGAGTAGATACTCCTGGTGTATTATTAGCATCTCAATTTAGACAATGTTTCAATAAATTAGTCAAAGATATGGTTAAATCATTAACACGAGAAATTAAAAATAATAAATCTAAAAGAGATATATTTGATTTAATTACAAGTAATAATATTTATAAAATTATTAAACCAACCATTATTGATGGTGGATTAAAATATGCTTTGGCTACTGGAAATTGGGGTATTAAATCTAATGGAAAAGGAAATATTAAAGCAGGAACTGCTCAAGTATTAAATCGACTTAGTTATCAAAGTTTTATTTCTCATTTGCGCCGTGTAAATTCACCTAGTGATAAAGGAAGTGGTGGTAAAATTATTAAACCACGTAAATTACACGGCACAACTTGGGGCTATATTTGTCCTGTTGAAACACCAGAAGGACAACCTGTTGGTTTAGTTAAAAATATGTCTTTAATATCAAAAATTACAAATAATAGTAATAGTATGATAGTTCGAGTTTTATTGACATCATTGATTGATAAAAATAATGATAAAGATGAATTTAAACTTAATATTAAACTATTAGAAGACTGTGATATAAATAATTTATCTACATTATGTGGTATATTTTTAAATGGTGATTGGTTTGGTATGACATCTGAACCTGATACTTTAGTAAAATTATTAAGAAGCGAACGCCGTCAAGGTAATCTTAATATTTTTACTGGTATTTATTGGAATGTCGAACAACGTATGATTAAAATTTATACAGATGCTGGAAGACTTGTTCGACCACTCTATATTGTTGATGAAAAAGACAAATTGAGAATTAATAATGACTATCATACTATGTTAAAAGAAACAAAATATCCGTTTAATTTCTTAATTAGTCCTAAATTTTATGAACCTGTTTTAACAGAAGATATACTTTCTAAACAAGAAAGTAATAAAGAACATAGCGGACTTTTTGATTATGATAAAACACAAGACACAATAACCTCTATTATTGATAAATGGGGTCGTGAAGGTGTAATCGAATATATTGATACAAATGAAGTTAATAATACCTATATCGCAATGACAGATAAAGATTTAGAAGATAATTTTGAACCTTATGTAAATGAATATACACATTGTGAAATTCACCCTGGACTTATGCTAGGTGCTGTCGCATCTGTTATTCCATTTTCTGATGCGAATCAATCGCCTCGCAATTGTTATCAATCGGCGATGGGAAAGCAATCTATTGGTTTATTTGCTCGTAATTTTCAAAAGCGTATGGATACATTAGCATATGTATTAAATAATCTTGAAAAAGCACTTGTAAAAACGAATTTTTCTAAACATATTAATTATGACGAACTTCCTTGTGGAGTGAATGCTATGGTAGCCATTGGTTGCTATACTGGTTATAATATGGAAGATAGTATTTTAATGAATAAAGGTGCTGTTGATAGAGGATTATTTAGAGCAACTTTTTATCGCACTTATAAAGATGATGAAAAGAAAATTCAATCTAGTGGGCGTGAAGAAAAATTTGCTAAACCTAATGTAAAATATACACGAGGTATTAAACCTGGGAACTATAATAAATTAGATGAACGTGGTATTATTCGTAAAGATGAATATGTAACGAGTGATGATATTATTATTGGTAAAGTTTTACCATTAAAAAATAAATATGACGATAATGGTCATCAAATTTATAAAGATTGTTCTACTAGTTTAAGATCCAATGAAAGCGGATTTGTTGATAAAGTCTATACTGACCGTAATGCTGATGGATTTCGTTTTGCTAAAATTCGTATGCGAACAGAACGCACACCAGTTATTGGTGATAAATTTGCTTCTCGCTGTGCTCAAAAAGGCACCGTTGGAATGATTTTTCCACAAGAACAAATGCCTTTTAATGATGAAGGTATTTCACCTGATATAATTATGAACGCTCACGCTATTCCTAGTCGTATGACTATCGGTCAATTAATGGAGTGTATTTTAGGTAAAGCCTGTGCTAAATTAGGTGGCTATAGCGACTGCACAGCGTTTAATGATATTCCACGTGCTAAAATTTACGATATTTTAGAAGAAAATGGAATGAATTATTCTGGTGAAGAAATTTTATACAGTGGAATTACAGGACAACAAATGGATGTTAAATTATTCTTTGGTCCAACATATTATCAAAGATTGAAACATATGGTTTTGGATAAAGTACATTGCATTACCGATGACCACGATGTTTTAACAATAAAAGGATGGAAATCTATTAATAAAATTGTATTAGAAGATAAAATAGCAACACTTAATACACAAGGTCAAATTGAATATCAACACCCTACTAATGTTCATCATTATTCTAATTATAAAGGAAAAATGTATGAAATTAAAAATTCTAATTTAAGTTTAAATGTAACTGCTAATCATCGTATGTATATTTCAAGAAAATATGGTAGAAAACAAGAATGGTTACCCTATGGTTTAGTAACTGCTGAAAATATGAGTGGTACATTTTGTAAATTTAAGAAAAATGGTGAATTAGTTCAACCTGATTATCAATTAGAAAATGATAATTATCTTGTTAATTTTATTGAAAAATTTATTATAGATAATAATATAAATAAATTTTTACCTGAATGGGTATTAAAATTAAGTAAATATCAATGTATTAAATTATTAACTGTATTATTCGAAAATGATTATAAAAATGTTGAAACAATTGAAGAAGTAGACACAAAAACAGAAAATGAAACTATTTATTATACTTCTTACAATAATTTTGCTGATGATATTATGCAATTGGCTTTACACTGTGGGTGGTGTTGTAATAAAGAATTAAATACAAACTTAATTAAAAATAATAATACTTTGAAATTACATATTATTAAAAATAAATGTGAGCCATCTATTAATCATGGACATACTTATGAACAAGATGTTCAAGTTGAAAGACTGTATGATTTTGAAGGCTCTGTGTATTGTATCTCTGTTCCTAATGAAGTATTTTATGTTCGTCGTGATGGAAAGCCAGTATGGACTGGTAATAGTCGTGCTTCGGGACCAATTGTCCAACTTACACGCCAACCTGCTGAAGGTCGGTCGCGGGATGGAGGCTTACGCTTTGGTGAAATGGAGCGCGATTGTTTTAATGGTGAAATGCCAATAACAACGAGTTTTGGTTTATCAGTAAAAATTAAAGAGTTTGAAAATCAAAAGTTTGATGTATTAGGATGGGAACAAGAAAAAAAAGGAATGACTAAATCAAAACAAACAAATTTTCTATACAAAGGTGAAAAAGAATGTGTAGATATTTATTTTGAAAATGGAAAAAAAATAACTTGTACTCCAGAACATAAATTATTAACATCTAATAATGAATGGGTTAAAGCAAATGAATTAAAAATAAGTGAAAGTCGTTTAAAATGTAGTGTAAAATATCCTACAATTGATATTAAAGAAGAAATACAAAAATGTAATAATTGGTCTTTATTTGTTAGTGAATTTTTAACTCTTAAAACTAATACTCAAGAAGAATATTTAAAGTCTATGGCATTTGCTCGTATTTTAGGATATTTAATTACTGATGGTTATATAGGTATCAAAGGAAATTCATATACTGGTTGTATTTATTTAGGACACCAAATAGATGTTGAAAGAATTTTAGAAGATATGAAATTATTTATACCTATAACTCAACCAAATTTTGAATATAAAAATTTATATTCAGTAAGAATACCAATAGCATTACTTAATAATATAGTTAAAATAAATGGTATTATAATTGGTAATAAAGTTAAACAACCTTCTGTCCTTCCTGAATTCATTTTAAAAGATGATTGTCCTTTACCAATTGTTAGGGAATTTTTAGCAGGAATGTTTGGTGGAGACGGTCATACTTGTTATATTGCTAAGAATACATTTACATCTATCTCATTTTCTAAAAGTAAAGTTATTGCACATATTGAGACATTAAAAACAATGATGGAGAATATTAAAAAATTACTTTCTAAATTTGGAATAAATAAAGTTACACTACAAAATCAAAAAGTAAATACTAAATCTAAAAATAGACTTGATAATGAAAAAAATTACGAAATTGTTTTACATTTAGATATTAGTGAATTAATACCTTTCCACGAAAAAATTGGCTTCCGTTATTGTTGTCATAAAAATCAACGATTAGAAGCAGCAGTAGCATATATGAGCCTACGTGTTAATGTTACACGACAAAAAAAATGGATTATTAATCGTGTTAATGAACTTACTAATTATAAAGAATTAAAAAGTCAAAATCCTGATAAAATAGTTGGAACAACAAATGCTGTTAAAAAGGCAATTGAAGAATTAAAAGCAATTGAACCTATTTTACACACTTGTTCTATACCTTCTACTCACGATATTTTAGAATATTTAGTTAATGAACGAGAAGGTGGTAAATTTCAGAGTTCTAAGTTTATAAGTTCAACAGACTTCTTAAAAAGTATTGGTGCTATTGATTGGTTTAATACGCCTATTGTTCAAATTCCAACTATATCTGAACCAGAAGAAATTCCTTATATATCTGAAACACTCGAAACTACCGAAACACCCGAAACACCAACAAACAATTATGGTGTTATTAAAAATGATGACGTTTTACCAACAATGAACCTTAAAGTCATTGATATTCGTAAAGCGGGAGTTCATAAAGTATATGATATTCAGGTTGAAAAAGAAGAATCATTTTTAGCCAATGGTATTGTATCACATAACTGTATGATTTCTCACGGAACAATGGGTTTCTTAAAAGAACGAATGATGGATGTCAGCGATATATTTACAGTTCATATTTGTAAAGAATGTGGATTGTTTAGTATTGTTAATCCAACTGATGAAGATGGGGCACGAATGTGTGGTAGTTGTGATAATTACGCTCAATTTATAGAATTGAAAATACCCTATGCGTGTAAATTACTAATGCAGGAATTAGAAGGAATGATGATTACACCACGTTTTAATATTAATAATACTTAATTATCTTTTGTAAAAAATATCTTTTTAGAAAAAAGATAACAAAAATATCGTAAAAATATATTTAAAAAAAATAACAAAAATATTTAATAATAAAAATTAATAATATAATTTATATATTTTTTTAAAATAGTTTTAAATCCATAGAACCACGAACTAATAAGATATACACAATTGTATGAATAACTAATCCAAGAGTTGTAGGGCATCCAGAAACATCTGAAATTTTACCTAAAAGTCCTCCTAATATTTTTTGAGTAAGTATATATGTGTATGGGTTTATTACTAAAATAAAAATAAACGCAGAGAAGATACTAATCTCCCATTTTTTATAACTGGAATCTGACATTCTATTATGTAAGTATAATATATATTTATTTGATATGTTAAAAGATGTATAAATTATAAATAATTTAATTAATTGTATTCTATTATAAGTAATTATTTTAATTTTATTGAAAATAAAAAAGAAAATAAAAATAAAAAATAAAATAACTTAATCACTTTCAATACTATCTATAAAATTATCAATAGGTTTTTCGTTTTTACCTCTTAATTTATAATCTCTAAATTTTAGTGATATATTTTTTATTTTTGCTAATTATATAAGTTTATCTATCATTTTAGAATCATAGTTATAAAATAAAAAATAAAAAATAAATAAAAAAATAGTTTGTGAATTCAGAAATCTCTTACTTAATATATATTTTACAATAACTATCAATACACACACATGTTTGTGAATGTGGACATTTATCACACAACAAAAATTCTGTCATATCTTTGCGATAGTGTTCTGGATGCCACATTTTGGCGAACCTAAGGTCCTTCCATGACTTCATAAACTTCATAAACTCACTTTGCTGTTTTTCACTTGAATGTGGATAAATCACTTCAAATAATGAAAAGATGTAGTCCTTTTGTTTTCTAGATACACCAACATAATCTTCGTCGTCAAAATCTTCGTCGATAATATGTTCCAAGACCATGAGAGCAAGTTTGCTGTAATTTGTGTTAGACATAGTTGTACAATAATAACATTGACACCATCCAAAAACGCGGCTTTTGGGACCATTTTGAAGTTTGTGTAAAGTTTTGTACATGGCATTCAATTTAAACTGTTCATATTGTAGGTTTTTTTGGAGATTACGAGAAACTTGTACCCATCCATCCTTATTTGGTTTTTTAGCGGTCTCAACTTGAATAGTTATGTATTTAACAAGTTTTTCTTGTTTTTTAATAGCTTTTCTAAGTTCTTCTATTTTTTGTATGTTAACATTACGCTTAAAACACATTTTTATAAACAAGTGTAGTATGAATGTGTTACAATACTATTCTATATTATAAAAATCAATTTTTATTAATTTTTTGTAAAAATGCTATTAAATAAAAAAATAACTTAATCACTTTCAATACTATCTATAAAATTGTCAATAGGTTTTTCGTTTTTCCCTCTTAATTTATAATCTCTAAATTTTATTGATATATTTTTTTCTTTTGCTAATTTTAAAATTTTATTTATTATTTTAGAATCAAATTGATTTTTTTTTCCAATTAACATTATTTTAATACAATATTTATCTAATGGTATTTTTTGATTAAAAAGAATTTCGTGTGAATACATAAATTTAAGGCTTTTAAAATAATTAGTATTGGCTTCTAGTCTTTTATTTATAACATTTTTTAATTTTGTTAAAATTGGCATTTTAGTAAGGTTTCCATCTCCATAGATAATTATTTCTTCATTTGTTTTACCATTTTCAAATTTAGCACTAAAACCACCTATAGGAGTAGCATAAAAAGGCAAGTCTTTTAATATCTTTTTATCTAAAACAATTGCACAATTCCACCAATGAGGAACTACATCTGCTTGATTTGGTATATCTTTATATACAAGTTGTGTAAATATTTGATTAGAAGGTTTATCTTTTAACATTATAATATCTTTTTTTAATGGTTTATTATTAATATATCCATCTTGTAAAATTTTAATCAGATTTTCAACTTTTGTTCCGTGAATAATATATTCTTTCATTTTTTTTATTATTTAGTTTATTATAACTAATTATTTTAATTTTATTGAAAATAAAAAAATAAAAATATAAAACTTAATAAAAAAATAAAATAAAATTAATTACTTTCAATACTATCTATAAAATTATCAATAGGTTTTTCATTTTTACCTCTTAATTTATCATCTCTAAATTTTATTGATATATTTTTTTCTTTTGATAGTTTTATTAATTTATCTACTAATTTAGAACCATAATATGTTTTATTCCATCTCATTAGTATTGTAATACAATATTTATCTAATGGTATTTTTTGATTAAAAAGAATTTCATGTGAATGCATAAATGTTACAGCACCATTTTTCATATTTATTAATTTTTTATTTATAATATTTTTTAATTTTGTTAAAATTGGCATTTTAGTAAGATTTCCATCTCCATAGATAATTGTTTCTTCATTTGTTTTACCATTTTCAAATTTATCACTAAAACCACCAATACGAGTAGCATAAAAAGGATAATCTTTTAATAATTGTTTATCTAATATAATCACACACGTTCCCCAATGAACAATTTGATTTGATTGATTTGGTATATCTTTATATACAAGTTGTGTAAATATTTGATTAGAAGGTTCATCTTTTAACATTATAATATCTTTTTTTTTAGGTTTATTATCAATATAACCATCTTGAATAATTTTAATGATATTTTCTATTTGTGTTCCGTGTATAATATATTCTTTCATTTTTTTGATAATTAAGTCTATTATTTATAACTATATTTAATTTCATATAATCAATTTTATATAATAAAAAAATTTAAAAAATTAAAGTAGTTTAATTTTAAACTATTTCTACTATTTTTCCAAAGTTATGATATTTCCTCTAAATAATTAACATAGTCTTCATCAGGTTCATCATCAATATAAATACCTTCAACTTTAAGTTGATTAAAGAAGAATCGTAAAGCATTATCAATTTCTTTCAATTCAAAATCAGTTTTATAATCAATAAAAGCAAGTTTATTATTTACAAATTCAATGTTATAGTTAATATCACCTAAACTTTTAGAACAAAATGTGTTCATATCTAAATCCATTGTTTTAGGAATAGAAATACCAATTTTAATTGTTTTTTCACAAGGAATAACAATAATTAATAACATATCCATCGCTTGTGGTTTTGGTTCGATGCCTTTGGATTTCATTTGTTCTAATGCCTTTGGATTTAACTCCTTGCTTTTCAAAACTTCTAAAAAGAGGTGGTTCATCATTTTATTACATTCTTCAATAGGTAAATATTTAGTTAATGTATCTGTAGGTTCAGCATCTTCGCTTTTATCAGGAATAATAATAGAAAGTTCTTTACTTATACAAACAAATGAACCATTATGTTTAATAATTTTATTAATTTGTTCTTTAATTTCGGCATTACATTTTTTAATTTCTTTATCAAATTGTTGGGTTTGTAATTGTTGGTTTGGTTTTTCTTCTTCTAAAGACATTTTTAGTGTAATATAGTATAATATAATATAAAATTAAATTGTATAATATACTTTTAATAATATAAGTATTTTTATATCATTAAAAATCAATTTTTTAAAGTGTAAAAATAATTTTAAAAAATTGATTTTTTAATTGTAATAAAATAAATAATATCAATAATAATAATAAAAAAATAGCAATAATAATATTAATATTATTAATAATACTAAAAATGGAAAACACAACAACATTTACTGATAATAATGGCAATAAATATGATAAATATGATGTAGATTATACAACTCACCTTAAATATTTATTTAATGTATGTAATCAAGAAACAAAAGAAGAATTTAATGAATTTAATCCTATAATGTCACAAGATGTATTTAGTCGATTTGAATTATTAAATATTACAAATGCATTTGAAAAAATAAAAAAGACAGAAAATACAAGAATGTGGCAAAATTTTGTTGAAAATGCGTATAATTATAGACCACACCAACCTTGCTGTATTCAATAATAACTTTTAATTAATACTAAATTTTAATCATTACTTAATACTAAAGTTTAATCCATTATTACAAATTGTTTTTTTTTTGTTAGTTTTTCTTTTTCTTGTTTAGCAACAATACTTATAGGTTCATTGTCATTATTTTCATCATTGTCTTCAGTTTCATCTTTTTTTACACTAAGTCTATCTTTACCTAACTTTTTTTTAGTTCTTTTTCTTTTTTTAATAATAGGTTTATCTTTTACACTATCTTTATTATGTATTTTTTTATAATAATTTAATATTTTATGTTCTTTCTCTTTTATACTTTTTAAATAATTTACTTTTTCTATTTTTCTTTCTAGCATATCTTTATTTTTATTTTATTTATTAATTATTTTATTTTATTTATTAATTATTATATTTTATTTATTAATTATTATATTTTATTTATTAATTATTATATTTTATTTATTAATTATTATATTTTATTTATTAATTATTATATTTTATTTAATAATAACTATATTAATTTAATATATTTTTTATTAAAACTATAACTTAAATAATATACTTTAATATAATAATTATATTTATATTTATATTAGTTTATTTTTTATTTATAAAATAATAAGTATCTCCAGAACAATTTAAATTAATTTACTATATATTTACTATATTTTACTACATATTTACTATAAAATGTCAAAAGGTATAGGTTGGGATATAGGTATAAAAAATTTAGCCTATTGTAGTTTAGAGTCTAATGTTACTATTAAGAGTAATAATATAAATACATTTGTATTTAATAATAAACATTATGACATTATAAGTTGGGCTGATATAAGTTTAGTAAGTCAAATAGAAACAAATATGGAAGATTCTGGAGAAGTAAGTCATATTAATACTACTTTAAAATGTTCGACACTACAAGAAACAAAATCAAAATCAAAATCAAAATCAAAAAAAGAAAATAAGATTGATACTGAAATACAACCCCAAACCAAAGTATGTGGTAAAAGTGCTTTTTACTGTAAAGAAGAATTACAAAGTGATAGTTCTGGAAATACTATTTATAGTGGATTATGTAAAACACATTTTAAAAAATCAGGAGAAGAAAGATTACCTGAATTAACTGTGAAACAATGTTGGGATAAAGAATGTAAAGCAAAACCAATACAAGTATTAAAAGCCCATATTTATAAAGGTTATTGTAAAAAACATATTAATGAGATGATAAAAACGAAAACACATACTAGCAATGATTTTTTAAAAATAAATCGTGCTAAAACAACGAGTAAATTTGATATAAATCAATTAGGAATTGCTTTATTTCAAGAATTAGATAAAATAGAAACAACTATATTAGATCCATCAATTATATTATTAGAAAATCAACCTGTATTGAAAAATCCAACAATGAAATCAATGCAAATGTTTTTGTATTCTTATTATTTAATTAGATTACTTGATAAAAATAAAAATAGCGTGAGAGCACAAAATGTTAATTCAACATCAATTTTAAATGATAAAAAAATACAATGTTATTGTGCTAGTAAAAAATTAGATTTAATAAAATTTTTACCTGAAAATGACCAAAAAAGAATAATAGAGTATATAGATACAGTAAATAGTGGTTATCAAAAAAATAAAAAAATGGCAATTATGATGGTTGAAACACTATTGAAAGAAAATACAAAATGGTTAGACTTTTTTAAAGGTCATCCTAAAAAAGATGATTTAGCAGATTCTTTATTAATGACATTACACTATTTTGAAAAACCAAATTTAATGAAAGTTAAAAAAGAAGAAGATAAAGTTAAAAAAGAAGAAGATAAAGAAAAAAGTAAAAAAGATAAATGTAAAAGTAAAGAAAAAACAAAACAAGATAAATGTAAAAGTAAAGAAAATAGTTAATTATAGTTAATTATGATTTACTTAATTTTTTTAAAGCAATAGCCAGCATAAGCATAGTAAAGGAAAGCAAGCATAACATAGAAGCAACCAAAGAAGATACAGAGAATTGTTTCAAAATAACTATTGGTAAGTTTGTAAGTAGCAACAGCAAATAATGTAATTAATAATAAGATTATTAATATAACAATAACTAATTGAGTTGTAGTAAAAGTCTCTACATCTTCAAAATTAGATTTTTGTTGTTCCGATAAACTTTTTAAAACAATACCAGATAAACCTGATGACGCAAGAGTAGTAATTTTAGAAAAATCCATTTTTAATTAGTTTAATTAATTTATTTAGTTTTGTTTTATTTTTTACTATTTATTATGTATTACAAATATTTTTATTATAAATAAAAATAAAATAATATTTAATAATTTAATTATAAAATGAAATAATATTTAATAATTGCGTAAATAATTATAATTTTCTTTACTTGTTTTTAATTAGTATAATAAAAGAATATAGAATTATATTTATATAAAATATATAATTGTATTTATAATAATTTAAATAATAATTTTTATAAGTATATAAATAACAAATAAAGTTTAAATAGTAATAAATAAATACTTACAAATTACATATAAATTAATATAAATTAATATAAAATGGAGTTTGATTTAGATTTAGATTTAGAAGACCTTAACCTTAAAAGTGTGGATATGGAGTCTAATAATTCACAAGGTAAAAATATATCATTTGATACAAATACTAGTTTCAGACCTAATATTAGAGAACAAAGCCCAAATTTAACTATTTCTACAAATAATCATGACGCAATGCCATCAAGTCATATGGGAGGAAATATGGATAATATGTTTAATAGTGATAAAGAAGTTGATTTTGGATTAAATTTATTAGTTAATAAGAAAAAACAAAAACCTGAAACTGAAATTAATAAATTAGGTAGTGGGGGTAGTGGTGATAATGGTGGTAATGGTAATAGTGGTGGTAATAGTGGTGGTAATAATTTTAGTAATAATCCTAGTCCATCTACCAATATGTTTTCAAGTTCAACTACAATGCCACAAAGAGTAAATTTAGATAATACCGAGGTTTTACAAAATTCATTATTTGATGATAATATGACTAATATTGATTTAGATAAAGAATTAAATAGTATGAATTTAGATGATATTGAAGCACCTAAACCAAGTATGAGTGGTCCAAGTCTGCCTGATTTTGGTAGTTCAAGTGCAGGCACTGGTAATAATGGTTTTGGAGCGAGTGCTACAAATTCATTTGGTAATAATAACTTTGGTAATAATAACTTTGGTGATAATAATTATGGTAGTATAAATACTGCTGGTATTAGTAGCACTGAAAATTTATCTTTTGAAGAAATACAAAAACGTAAGTTTGATTTATTATGTAAGTTTGAAAGATTAAGAGATAAAGGTATTAAACTTCCCAAGACGTTTTCAATGTCTAGTAATTATGAAGAAATGAACCACGAATATGAACGCTTATTACATCATCGTAAAATGGATAATAGTGTTAAAATGCAAAGACGTATGTTAGTTTCATTTGCTTCTATGGCTGAATTTGTTAATAATAAAACTGGAAATCCTTTTGATGTTAATTTAGATGGATGGAGTGAGAACGTGAATGAAGAAATTAATACATATGATGAAGTATTTGAAGATTTATATGAAAAATATAAAGAAAGTGCCAATATGGCTCCTGAATTAAAATTAGTATTTATGGTAGCAAGTAGTGCTTTCTGGTTTCATATTTCTAATAATATGTCAAAATCTGTTATGGGTAATATGAATATGGGTGATATGTTTAAAAATAATCCTAATTTAATGAACCAATTTAAAAATGCTGCTATGGGTTCTATGCAAGAAAATAGCCCTGGACTTGCTAATTTTATGAGTATGGGTCAAGGTAATAATAATAATGGACCACCAAAATATAATCCTACTGCTGGACCCCCTTTTTCTAATCCAAGAGATGCTCCCCCAAGAGGTTCAACCAATATAAATTCTGGAGATGATATAGATGCTCTTATAGATAGTATTAGTAGTTAATACATTATAGTGTCATAATAATTTAATTTTTTATTTTTTATTTTTTATTTTTTATTTTAATTATAAGTTTATATTTTTACTATTTTTTATATATTAGTATAGTTTTATAAAAATGGGAAAAAATAGAATAATAGAAAAAAATTGTATTTTATTTTGGAGAATGGTTTAATTACTTTTCTCTGAAACAAAATAACGGAAAAATATACATAAGGATATGTACGAGCGTGCGGTTTCGCAACCACAGTTTCCTGTCTCGATAGTTCACTTTCTTACACTTGTTGGGCTATTTAAACGTGTTAGTGTTGGAATCAAAAATGTTGATGAAGGTCGTAAACGCTTGTTGTTTGCTTGCATTGGAATTGTCTGCTTTAAAATATTACCATCAGAATTAGACAAGTTCTATGATAAATATTTTAGAATAGCCGCTTCAAGAGTCGAAGACATACAATCTTTTACGCTTTTGAAAGACGAAATATTTTCTGTTGATGAAACTAAATTTACAGAAATTGAACTAAAAATGATTAAGACATTTTTTGATGACAACAAAGTCAATGAGGGACCACTAGAAACAAATAATAACATCTTCTATATAAAACTCTTGAGGCTTGCACTCGTATTTAAAATATTCTATCATGGCGTAAAACCCAAAGCGTAAAGATCAGCACGCAAAGGTGTCAACGCTTCTAAAACACCAAATGTAATACTATTCAGCGTTGGTATCTCTTTCTCTAGTTGATAGTTTAAGGTGTTAAAACCTTGAATATATTAACTCAAATTTTTTTTATTTTAACTATAATTATTTACCAACACTACCACCAACCCCTCCACCAATTCCTCCACCAACACCACCATTATTCATATTATTTTTAATTGGTTCATTATCTTTTTCATATTTAGAAATAAGTTCTTTTGCCATTAAATAATCTTCTTTCGTTATTGATGATGTATTATCTATAGGTAAAATACAATAATCACTATGTTCATTAAATATAGTTGTTACTATAACTATAAATGATATGGTTATTACTCCTGCAACAACTAAATCACGTGTTCCCATCCATAATACTAAAAATATAAGAAATCTTCTAGAGAATTTATGATTTAATACTTTATGCATAAAATCGCCAACTTCATTTCCAATATAACGTGCTCCAATATTAATTAATAATATCATTAAACCTAAAATATATTTATTACCACTGAGACCCATTGTTGCAATTGCTAACATTGTAGCATTACCAGCAGGTAAAGGTGCTGTGGATGCCATAGAGGCACCGCCCATTAATCCTGATGACATTTTTATTTATTTATATTACTATTACTATTTTATATATTTTTTAATAATTTATATACTATTAATTTAGAATTTTAATTTTGAATAATATAAAAATAATAAAAAATAATAAAAATAAAAAATATAAATAATAACAAAAATAGTTAAAATAATAAATACAACTATTTAAGCATTAAGAGGATAAAATAGAGTGCCACACGATGTTAATTTATCAACATTATAAGTTCCACAATGAGATAAAGGGGGACCATATTTGGTCAAATTTTGAGGGCTATTTTTCATATCATATCTACAACCATTAATATCATATCCGGAACGGTCTGGCTGACCATTTTGAGTTAAAAAATTATTTTGACATTCATTATCAACAATGTCTTGAACCCCATTTACATTATTGTGATTAGCATTATTGGAAACAATAGTAGCAGTGCTAGTTTCACTATTGTATTGAAAAGGTTTAATATTTTTATTAGGAAATGGTTTGGTAGTATCATAAATAAATTCAGAATCACTACGAATAGTATCATCAGTTGAGTTAATGATTTTGGGTTCTTCAATAAATTTAACTTTACGTTCATTATTAACTTTATTATTATTTATATTATTAGTGATTGCTTTAGTGGTCATTGCGTTAGTAGTCATTGCTTTAGTAGTCATTGCGTTAGTAGTCATTGCGTTAGTAGTCATTGTATCATTTTTACGAATTACAATTGAAGATTTGCTTTGTGTATCAATATACATAGACATAAATACAACAGCAAGAGCAAATATAATTCCACAATGTAAATCTATTAATAATGTTAAAATAACGAGAGTGATAAGTAAAATATAATTTACATTATCATTAAATAAATTTCTAATCATTGGAAATGTAGTTAATATAGTATCAGGAAATACTAAAAATAATGTAGCAATTATAATACAACAGCACATTTTAATATCTATCATATTAATCATTTTTTTGTTAATTAATTATTATATAATATTATATTATAATTATATAATATATTTTTTACAATTATAAATTTTAATTTTAAAATTTATTAATAATTATTTTAATTATAAATTTTAATAATAATTATTTTAATTATAAAATTTATTAATTATTATTTTAATTATAAACTATAGTATTATCTAAATTGATAAATTAATAAATTGATAATATAATATTATATAATAGTATATAACTAGAATTATAAAAATGAGTAAATCATTATTTGAAGAATTATCTGAATTTACAGATGAATTAGTAATATTACTTAAAGAAGATTGGGAAAAAACAAAAAAATTTGTAAGAGAACATAAAAAATATTTTTTTTGGTTATGTGCTCTTTTTATTGGAGCACAATTTACAGATATAATGACATTAGGAAAATCTTGGGATGCTTATTGTAAAAAAAATGGTATTCAAAAAGGGGGTGAGGGCGATCCAATAGCAATAGCAACACCAGAAGCAAAAGCAGCGACAACAACAGCAACACCAGCAACAACAGATGCAAAAGCTGCTGCAACACCAGCAACAACAGATGCAAAAGCTGCTGCAACACCAGCAACAACAGATGCAAAAGCTGCAGCTGAAGCTGCAAAAAATACAAAAAAAGATGGTAAAAAAGGTATAAAAAAAAGTATGGCACAAAGTTTGAGAAGAAATCCTGTATTTGGGAATATGAACCATATTTTTAGTATGACAACAAGTATGTTTTCTTTAGCATTATTTTTATTAGCAATTGTTGGAATATTATCATTACCTGTTATTATATTTATAATTATTACATATTGTGTAATTAAGAGTTTATTAAATAGACTTGCTATATTATAAATTAATGTATTTTATTAAATTTAAATATATAACTATATTTTATAAAATTATTATATAACTTTAATTAATAAATTTAAATATATTTATTTAGTATAGTAATAATAAAATGGATTATACAATTATTTGTGATACTATAATTAATTATTTAATTGATAAAAATATTAAATCTAAGGAAAATGATACAACAATAATTAAAATAGAAAAATTTTTATTAAAATATAAAAGAATTATTTCTATAGTTTTATTAATACTATTATTATATATAGGAAATCAATGTAATTTATCATATTTAAATATAAATGTAAATCATAAAAAAGAATATGTATTAAATGGTGGAAATGATACAGGTACACCAGCAGGAGCGGCACCAGCAGGAGCGGCAGCAGCAGGAGCGGCAGCAGCAGGAGCGGCACCAGCAGGAGCGGCAGCAGCAGGAGCGGCACCAGCAGCAGAAAAAGAAAGAAATAAAAAAGAAAGAGCATATGATTTTGGAGCAAAATATGCTAATAAATTTAAAGATAATTCTTCTGTAATTTATGCCTTTATTTATTCAATCGCAATAACAATATTAATGTTTCTTATATTTGTGCCTGCTGTTGGATTTATTGTTATAGGATTTATATGTTATGCTCTACTTAAAAATAGAATGAAAGCAATAAAAGGTTTATAATAATTTATTATACTATTTAATTATAATCCTTTATTAACATCATTTAATTGATTAACACCAATAGAAGTATTTTTTAATAAATTTTCATATGTTTTAATATCATAATCAACTTTATCTTCTTTAGGTATATAATTAAATTTACCTGATGCAATGTAGTCTTTACTTTTATTATCAATTTCTTTTAATTTAACAAAGACATCATTATCAAAATATTTATTATATAGTTCAGAAATAACTTCTTTTGATAAGTTTGTTTTATAAGGGTCAAAATTAATTTGTGCTTTAATTTGTCTCAATAATTCATTTTTTTTTACATCATCCATTTTAAATCTATCATCAACACCAAGTAAATTTTTTTCAACAACTGTATTAATTTCTTTTTGTTCTTGTTTTTGTTTTTGTTCTTCATCTTCAAAATATTCTTTATAAGAACATTTAATAGGACCAATAATTAATATAAATAATAATATACCTGTATATTTATCATAGTTCATAACTAATAATAATAAACAAATATATAAAATAAGGCAATATTTATTCATTATATAATCATTGTAAAATTTATAAACATTATTTGATGTTTTTAATGTTAAAAATTGAATAAATATATAAACAAATAGTATTGTAATAAAACAATGACAATATAACTTAATGTTTTTTTTAGTAATATCTTTTTTATTAAAAATCATTTTATAAGTTTCTTATATTATAGTATTAATTTATTTTTTATTAATTATAATTTGATAAATTTTAGATTTTTAAGAAATAGTTATAATTTAATTTATAAATATTTATAATTTATAATTTATAATTAAGTATTTTGTAAATTTTATTATATTATTATATATATAGTTATATAAACTTAAATAAAAAATAATTATTATATTTTATGTGTTCAATTGAAGAAGCGTGGGCAGGTCAAAATTTTGAAAATAAGCCAGTTGTATCTCAAGCCGATACACACAATGCTTATATGTCATTACCAGATAATGTATTTCATCGTGGAAATGATTTAAATTTAAATGAACCTAATAAACCTAAATCAAGAGAATTAACAAGAGGCATAAATTCTAAATATTCTAGAGAACCTCGCGTTCCTAAAATGGTTAAAAATACAAATGATGTCTCTATGAATATATCTTCTCAAATGCCTCCTTTAAATAATTATGGTGGTCTAGAACCATTACCTTCATTTATGACTATTTATGATAATAAAGCAATACATACTCAACATCATTCAACTCAACCTCATTCAACTCAACCTCATTCAACTCAACCTACAATGTCAGTTCCTCAACCTACAACTACAGGAGACCATTTTACAGATATTGATAATGCTTTTCAAACATCAAAATTAATGAATAATTTTATGGGTGTTGGTAGAAATCATTTAAATAATGAACAAGAAAACTTTGATGATAATTTAATCAATCAAAATACAAGTGAAGAAGATAGTATTATTAATCGTAAATTTGAGATTAAGAAAAATAGAAAAAATAAAAAGAAAAGTAAATTTTCAAATATAAATAGTAAAAATAATAATAATGATTATGATAATGAATATAATGAATATGAAAATAATAACGAAAATAATGAATATGAAAATAATGAGAATGATAATGAAGATAATACTAATGAAAATAATCAAATGATTAAACAAAATGATGTTCATATTGAAAAAATATTATTATCAATTATTAATAAATTAAATCAAATGGATGAAAATTTACATTTATATCAAAAAAGAAATATGTATGATATTATATTATACATTATTGTAGGTATGTTATTATCATTTGTTATTTATTCAGCAATGAGAAAGTAAAAATAAAATAAAATAATAAAAAAATAAAATAAAATAAATAACAAGATTAATTAAAATAAATTATCTATTTTATTTTGAAATAATTCTAAATCATCATTATCATAAATTGAATTGTGTGTATTTTTATAATCATCTATAGATTTATAATCTATATTTTTATGATTTGATTTTTTTGTTTTAATAGTTTTAAAATTTTGTGTGTCATTATAATTATCATCATTTTCATTCATTTGACCATTGCCGTGTCCTGTGTATTTAATCATTAATTGGTTTTGTGGTTGTATAGAATTATAATAATCAACAACTTGATTAGAATTAGGTATATTAGTTAATGATGGTGTCATATTATGGGTATTATAAACTTTACTTTTATTATAATTTTTAGGTGTCCAATATATATTTATAGTTGTAGGAGGAGCAAAATAAATTTCAAAGCCTTTTTCTACTAATTTATCCATAATAAATCTAACACATTCACCAACATTATATAAAGGTAATCCAAAAACTACATTAGGAACAATAAAAGTGCAGTTATAATCATTATTTTGTTTATTAATATTCAATATTTTTTTATAACACATTTCTAATATAGTCTCAAATGTTTTATATTTTTTATTTTCTCTTTCTTCAACTTCATTTCTTAATTTATTAATATTTAAATTCATTGTTATAAATGTATTGTATTATTTTACTATTATTGTATTATTTTACTGGTGTTGTATTATTTTACTATTATTGATTTAAATTATAAGTTTAAATTAATATTTATAATTTATATTTTAAAATTAGATATTTTACAATATTTATTTAATAATTAAAAAATTATATACATTTAATATAATAAATAAAAATATTTATAAATAAAAATATTTATAAATAATAAATATATTTATAAATAATAGCAACTATATAAATAATAGTAAATAATAAACTGTAATAAGAAATAAAAATGAATAAAATGCAAAACATATCATTTAATAAAGAGTTATGTGATGGTAATATAAGTTATGCTGGTCGTGGGGATTTAATAATCCAAGGTCAATTAAAAAATGTTGCACCTGTAAATTCTAAATTATATTTTTGGGCGGCAGCACCACCAACTTATGGAACTAGTTTTTCAGGTTCTGGTATGCCTTATCCTAATGCTTTAACTGCTTACGATAGAACACCTAATAAAGGTGTATTAAATATTACTGATAATAATTTTACAATTAATATGAAATATCCTAATTCTTATTATACTGGTTTAGGAACCGTTCATGTGCCTCCTCATATTAACTTTAAAATTTGTCAAGATAATCAAGAAGATAAACATTTTAGTGTTCAAATTGATGATGGTGTTCCTTTTCGTATGCTAACTTATCCTGCCCCACCAACTAAAAAAGCAAGAACATCAGCCATGTTTTATTGCGAACCCGAAAAAAATGCCAGAACTCAAGAATCAATATTAAGAGCAAGTGCTTATCCTTCTACTAACCGTATGCCTGATAATTTCTGGGGTGATAGACCACCAAGGTAAATAATTAAATACTTAATTAACTAATAAATTTTAATTCTTCTTTACAATATTGAATTATATATTTATATTTATTTATAGTATCTGTAATTGAAGTTATTTCTTTTTTACTATTTTGTTCATTTGTTATATAAAAATGTAAATCTTTAATACATTGACTTATAGTAATTATATTATTCTCAGATTGTTTAATAGTAATTTTATTATTATTAATAGTATCTATCATTTTTAGTATAGTTTCTTGTCTTTCTTTTTCTATTCTTTCTTTAACTATAGTAAGTCTTTTATAAGCATTTGCTTTATCTCTAATAAGTTCATTATAATATAAATCAAACTCAGTATTTATTTTATGTATAACAATAGTTTTATAATTATTATAATTATAGATTAAATTATTTAATTTTGTATCTAGAGACTTCTTTTTTTCTTTATAATATTTAAAATCATTTTTATAAGTTATATTTTTTTGAGAAGATGGTGTAGTAATCTCATTTAACAGAGTATCGTTCATTAATTTAAATTTATTCATTTTTTTAGTTATATAGTTAATTTCATTTGTATTACATTCTATTAAACCATCGCAATAATTTATTTTATCTGTAAATGATAACTCTATATTTATATTAAACTTAGTATAATAGTCTGTTAATGTATTTTGTAGTGTATCATTATTAGTATTGTATGATATATCATTACTAGTATTGTATTCTATATTATTATTAGTATTGTATTTTATATCAATACTAATTTTTTTAAATTCTTCTAGTTGTTTATTGTGTAAGTTTAACTTATTAATTTGTTCAGTATAATCATTTATTGTTTTTGTATTTTGTATTTTTTCTTCATTTAGTTTTAGTTTAGTTTGTTTATTTTGAATTAATTGAGTTAATGTATTTTTTCTAGATGAATGTAAATATTGTTTTAATTCTTCCATACTATAATTATTTTCTTTTATTTCTAATTTTAATAAGTTAATATCATTCTCCAGAGTAATTTTATTATTATATTCTTTATTAATAGTAATTTTATGTAATTGTTGTGTTTCTTCTATTTCAATGGTAATTCTTTCTAATTCATCTTTTAATATTAGTTCTTCATTTTTTATTTTATTTAAAAGTATATCAGGTATATAGTCTTTACTTGACTTAATATTATTTTCTAATTCATTATTATTTTTAGTTAATCCAGAGATAAGTTGTTTATTATTTTGTTTTTCTTGTTCTAATAAGGTAATTTCTTTATTAAAATATTCATAATTTAATTTAGTATTAGTATTATTAATAGTATTATTATTATACTCTTGGTTTTTTTCATATAATAAAGTTTGTAAAGTAGTATTTAATTTAAATGTTATATTAGAATGTGTCTGTGATAGTAATAAATGTGGTGATATAAGTGTTTTTAAGTTTAATATAAGAGTATCATACTTTGTTTCTAATTGAGTTAATTCATTTGTAGTATTCTTTAATTTATTTTCAATTAATTCTTTCTGGTGTTTTGTTTTTTTAGACATTATATATATTATTTAATATAATAAAAAGTAATAAAAGATTTTAAAAAATAAAACTAATAAAATAAAACTAATAAAATAAAACTAATAAAATAAAACTATTGATAGAATTATTTATATATAATAAATTATAAATATTCATTAAGTAATTCTTCAATCTTATCTTTGTTAGTGCCAACTAAACTATTACAAATTGTGCCATTTTTATAATAGATAAAGGTTGGAACTTTTTTAATGTTAAAATAATTTGGAATTGTTTCGGTGTCGTCGTCTTCTATATCTACTTCATAAAAATTAACATTCGTATATTGTTCTTTTAAATAAGAGACAAACGATTTAATTGCTTTACAAGGACTACACCAAGATGCTTTAAAATTTATAATTATTAAAGTAGAACTATTTGTTTTAGAATAGTTTTCCAATTCATCATAAGTAGATAAAGATGTTAAAGACATTATTAATTTATATTAAAAATGAAAGTAATATACTATGTATAATTTATTTTTATATTAAGTAATTAATTTTAAAAATTATACACATTAAATTTACAAATAATTTAATAAAGTTATAAATAATTTAATAAAGTTATAAATAATTTAATAAAGTTATAAATAATTTAATAAAGTTACAAATAATTTAGTAAAGATTGATTAATACAATCAATAATAACACATTCATTCGTTTTACTTTGACTACTTTTACTAGTTTCAGTATTTTTATAAATAAAATAAAGCCATTGATATGGAATATATATCATATTACCTTCTCTAACTATAATTTCAATAAAATTCATTTCAATAGGGTCTTTATCTAACAATTGTGTAGCATCATAAGTTGATACCATATTAATAAATGGTTTTACTAAATCGCTTTGATTTGGAGGGGCAATAATAATTCTCATTTCACCAGATAAACATCCAATAAGTTGTAAATAATTTGTTTGTTTTACAAAAAAAATAGAAGCAGTTTCATTTAAATTAACATTTCTAATATCAATATTCCAATCATAAGATAATGGTAAATCACATATATCTAGATTATTTTTTATATATTCAGAATAATTAATCTGTTTATTACTACTAATTGTATTATTAATATAATTTAACTCTTTACCTATAAATGAATTAATTTCTTTCCATAAAAATAATTCTTTTTGAAAAATAATAGGTTGTCTATTACTAAATAAATCATACGCAATATCAAAAGTAGGGTCAGATACTTGTAAAATTTTTAAATCATTATTAATAGTTTTTAATCTAGAAGCATGACAATATAAAAATAAAACTACAAATAGTATTATAAAAGAATAACAATAAGTTAATAAATTAAACATAATTTTAATTATTAATTTATAATGTTAAAGAATACTTTATAATTATTATATATAAATTTAAATAAAAAAATACATATAAAATTAAAATTAATAAAATTAAAATTAATAAAAATAAAATTAATAAAATTAAAATAACTAAAAAATATAATTTAAAAAATAAGTATAATAGTATAAATAGTATTATTATAAAATAAAATTTTAAGTTTATACAATTTAAACATATAAGATGGCTTCTAATAATGTTGTATCAGGTTGTGTTAAATGGTTTAACAGCAAACAAAAATATGGTTTTATTACTGTTACAAGTGAAGGAGAACATAAAAATGTAGATATTTTCGTTCATCAATCTAATCTCAATACAAAAGAGCCTTGTTATCGTTTTTTAGTTGCGGGTGAAAATGTAAATTTTGAAGTATCTATTACAGATAATGAAAAACATCCTAAACAGGCAATTAATGTTTCTGCTATGAATAATGAATTATTAAAGTGTGAAATGCCTAAACAACCTCGTGAAAATAATTTTCAGGGAGGTAATGGTTATCAAGGTCGTGGAGGATATCAAGGTGGTGGTGGTCGTGGCGGTTTTCGTGGTGGTGGTGGTGGTCGTGGCGGTTTTCGTGGTGGGTTTCGTGGCGATAATCAAAATAATGAATTTGTTAGGGTTAGCCGTGCCAATACAGATAATATTACATTTAAAAGAGCACAAACAATTCCTGAGTCAAAGTCAAAATCAAATAATGATAATTAAGTTATTTTAAATAATAATAATTAAATCATTTTAAATATATTATTATAAATTTTATTTTTTTAAATTTTTATGTTTTAGTCTTATTTAATTTATTTTTAATATATAATTATAGTAGAATAATATTAATAATAAAATGGTAAATAATAAATTATTAAATAAAAGCACTTTTTATGAAACAGAACCTGAAAATATATTTTCCAATTTATATTTAACAGGAATAATTATAATAGTTGCTTTTTCTTTTGTTGGATATGCTATGTATAATTATATGAATAAACTTAAAGAAGATGAAATAAAGGGTAGTAGTAGTTTTTATGGCGAAGATGTAAATTTATATGAACCTTTATTTAAAGAACAAGTAAATACTATAAATGAATGTATTACTATGTGTAAAAATGATATTATATGTGATGGTATTACTTATAATGATAAATCACAGATATGCACAGGAACAAAAAATGGTTTAATTAGAAATGAAAATTCAAATTACAATGCTTGGGTTAAACCAGAAGAACTAAAATTATTTGAATATGATAAAAAAGATTTTAGTAAATCTGTAATAGTAGGTTATACAAAAACACAAAAAAATCTATCTGGATTAAAATTATCTAATCCATATATGTTAGGTCATTTTTCATATTCATTTAATCTAACTATTTATGATTTTTACAAAAATTATGGAAGTTGGAGACACGTTTTTCATAAAGGAACAACACTTGATGATGGAAAACTTATAAATTATCAATCCTGGGAAAATTTAGTAAAAGATTTTCCAAATCAATGTATTGGTGTATGGTTAGCACCATTTACAAATAATTTACGTATTGCTGTAACAACTGAAATTGAAACAAATAAAAATTATGGTTCATATGAACATGCTTTTGTAGAAAAATGTAATTCTAATACGAAAGATTGTTATATTACAGATATGCCAGGAGGTAATTGGTTAGATAGAAGTCGTAAAGGTGATAAATCAAATAGACCTACAACTACAAAAATGATAACACATATAGAATTTTTTGATAATGATTTACAAAATATACCTATAAATAAAAATATTAATATTACTATAAATATGAGAGGAACAGATGTAGAAGTATATTATGATGGAAAAATTGTTAAAGTAGTAAAATTAGATGGAATTCCTAAATCAAATAAATCAAATTTATATGTAATGAATGATAAAACATTTGGAGGTGAAATTAGTAATTTACTTTATTATCCAAATTCATTAACCTATGAAAATGTAAATGATATTTTAAAATTAAAAGCATAAAAAATATAATTAAATTAAGAGATAAATTAAAAGATTAAGTTAAATTAAAGTAAATGTTTTGCTTCTGTTAATAATTCAGCATCTTTTTTTGCTTCAGCACCAATTCTATCAAATGAATTAATTAATTTAGAAAAAACGCTTTTAGTGCTTTTTTTCAAATCATAATTTTGTTTATTTTTATTTTTTTTAGGTGTAGGTGTTTTACGTCTTATTGTTTTTAATTTCATAGTTCTAGGTGTAGGTGTTTTACGTCTTATTGTTTTTGATTTCATAGTTTTAGGTGTATGTGTTTTACGTCTTATTGTTCTTGATTTCATAGTTTTAGGTGTAGGTGTTTTACGTCTTATTGTTCTTGATTTCATAGTTTTAGGTGTAGGTGTTTTACGTCTTACTGTTTTTTTAGATTGTTCATTCATCATAGGTTCATTCATCATAGGTTCATT